TCACCGTATATTCAACAAAGAAGCTGGTGCATTCACTCACATAGGAACAAACGCAACTCCGATAGGCACTACGACCTTTGCGGACGACGGAACGAATCCGACAATAGTTTCGGAAGAGATAATCGAAAAGCCTGTTAAATATTACAACATTATAACCGACAAGCATTACAACATATTTGCAAATGGTATTCTTACTTCGTGTAGACTTTCAAATAAATATCATATAGAAGATATGAAATATATTGGTGAACCCGTCATTCACGAGCAAGAAGAGAAAGAATATCGTGAAAGATTGGAGAAAAATCGCAAATGGCTCGGATAAAATTCGGAACGAATCGAATTGTTTTTATCGGTAAAAGGTGGGTATACAAAATACCTATCCTTTACCGAGGCATAAGAGCCAATAAATGCGAATACGAGAATTACTTGAAGAATTCTGATATTGTCGCAGAAACGCATAAAAAGTGGTATGGGTTAAAACAAGAAAAATTAACCGATACAAAAATCTTTGAGCGGTGGGCGACGATTGAAGAAATTCCTAAAGAGTTACATTTTCTTTATAAACGCAAAATAAACAATAGAATGCAGGTTGGAAAATCAGGAAATATTTGGAAATTTTTTGATTATGAAGATGTGAAATTTTTAAAACAAAAATTTACCTAAATAAAGAAGGGAAAATCTATGAAATACGCAATTTGGAACAAACAAGACACAATTTATACGCCGTCGGGCGAAGAGTTCACGGCAGAGCAATGGAAAGATCGCTATAAATGGGCGAAACTTCCACGAGCAAAAGTCGTAGTCGCGGGCGGGCTTTTCAACGGTGCGTTTATGGCTGAACTCGAGCAATTTAAAGAGTATTACAAGAAACAAGGCGCGACGATTACGGACGATATGACCGACGAGCAGGTTCTTGCGGCGGCAGAGGCTTGGGACGACAGAACCGTTGAGCAAGAAGCGACTGCCGAAGAGCGAATCGCGGCGGCACTTGAATTTCAGAATCTGAACAGTTTGGAGGGCTAAAACAATGACTTATGAAGTAATTAAAAAGAATTTCGATAAGAAACTTTGGAACGAAAAAATGGTAGCCGTTGCGGTCAGAAAAGGCATTATAACCGCCGAACAGTACAAACAGATTACGGGCAAGGATTATACTGCTCTGTAATAACAACACTTGTAAAGGGGCATTATATCTGAATAATACCCCTTTCTTTTTTATAAACTGCGCAAGAACACCCGCGACTTTAGTCGCGAGTAGTTCAAAGAGGAATAGAGTATGGCTTATCATATCGACGTGACAGGCACGAGCGGGAATATCACGCAAATACAATACGATAGATTAAAAGCCGACGCGGACAGTTACGTAATATTACGCACTGACGACGGCGTTGTAAGACAGTTGAATTTTGCTTTGGAAAGAGCAAACGTTTTATTGTATTCAAAAATCCACGGACAGAACTCGATGATTGTCGAAGTTAATCCGAATTTATCGTATAATTTTCGTACCGAAACGATAGAAACCACAGAAAATAAAACGGAAACGATAACCGCCGATTCGACTACAACGGAATACCCGACTGCGAAATCCGCATTTGAGTATATCAATTCGGTTGTGGGTATTTCAACATATCTTTTAACGGTAGACGCGTCAAATATCAATCAAAACCCGAGCAATCCGACAAAGATTCTAAGTTTTGGTTCAGTACAATTAAAGTTTACTGCAAAACAGGGTTATTATCTGCCAGACTACGTAACCGTTACGAACGCAACAAGCGTGTGGGATAAGTTGACAGGAACTTTGACTATAAGCAAGCCTACAAACAATGTGAGCATTACAATATCGGGAGTGGCGATAACTTATTCGATTTCGACGAATTTAACGAACGTAAATGCAGTTGCGGGCAATGCTACGAGTATTAAGACAGACGAAACCAAGGTTTTGACATTTACGGCAGAACCCGGATATTCTTTACCTGCTACAGTGAAAGTTCAAAACGCAACGGGAATATGGGATAAAAATTCAGGCTCATTGGTATTGACAAAACCGACAGGAAGTGTTACAATAACATTAGTCGGAGCACTAACCGTCTATTCTATTATTATTGTCGCCTCACATATCACGCAAGTTTCGGGCAATCCTACGACGATAACGAAAGGTCAAACGCGGGTTTTACGATTTAATACTGTTACAGGCTATAACTATCCTAATAGCGTAACGGTTACAGGAGCGGCAAGCAGTTCGTGGGAAAAGTCTACAGGGACTTTGACGTTAGTAGGCGGAACGGGGAATATTTCCGTGAATATCGCGGGTAGCCCGCAAGCGTACAGCATTACTACAAATCTTACGAATGTGACTGCAAATGCAAGCAATCCGAAAGTTATATACAGAGATTCTTCGGTAGAACTGAAATTTACTGCAAATGACGGATATGAGTTGCCTGCAAGCATTCCGACGGTAACAAATATAGGTTCACAAAGTTGGAATAAAACCACAGGAAAGTTAAATTTATATAATCCGACGGGTAGTGTGACGGTTACGATAAGCGGCGTAATGATAGGCATCGAAAAATACACCTCGCCGCAAGAATTATCTGTAGCACGTACAGATTTGGCTGCCGAAAATACAACGAAATACGCTATGTTTTTTGGCGGTAAAATAGCAGACGGCTCAGCCACTAATGCAATAGACTTGTACGATGCCGCTCTTACAAAAACAATAAAATCATTGTCGGTTTCTGCGAGATACGGTTTGAAAGCGACGCGACCTTCCAAAGGTACTTATTCGTTTTTTGCCGGCGGAGAAACAAGTTCTGGTCAGGCTTCTAATGTTATTAATGTAATTTCTCAAAATGCCATACAGTATATTGCTAAAACCTTTGAATTAACAGGCGGCGGTTTAGGACTTGGCGCGACAAATCTTCCCGATTATGCTTTATTTGCAGGCGGAGAAAATGGACTTACCGTAGATTGTTTTACCGGTGGTAGTCTAACAAAAACGATTGCTCCAGATTTATCCGTGGCAAGCCGATATATGGGAGCAGGTTGTGTTAGTTCGGGATATACCGGATATGCATTATTTGCGGGCGGATGGATAGCGGCTTCTAACACGACGGTAAAAAATGTAGATGCATATGATAGATTTCTGACAAAATCATTACCATTGGAATTGTCTATAGGCAGAAGTGATATAGTTAGCGCGGGTATAGGCGATAATTTTGAATATTCATATACGTTATTTGCGGGTGGACTGAAGGATCACACTAATAGTTCCAGTTTGTCCGATGCTGTAGATGTATACGATAGAAGTCTGACAAGAGGCGTTCCGTTATCGCTTTCAAGAGCAAGGGCTTATTCAAGTGCAGGTCCGATAAAGAGCCACGCTATAATTTATGGCGGAAATATAGGCTTGGTTGCTAACGATACAGTAGACGCTTACGATATGTCTTTAACGAGAAGCATTCCTGAATCGTTATCTACTGGGAAATTTGCTTCTGCGGCTACAATTATAGGCGACTATGCTTTATGTGGTGGCGGTTCAACAAAAGCGTCTATATTTGCCTCGGCTACACCCACAAATACGGTAGACACATATACAACATTTGTTGCGGATCCGATTTTCGAGAATAATAGTTGGGCGACGATTGCTAAAGTATTCAAATCGGGACAAGCAAGTCAATTTTGGAGCGTAGGAGATACAAAAAAAATTACCGCTTTTGGTCGTGTTCAATATACCATTCGTATTGTAGATATGCAATCAGGTAGATACGATTATGCGGATGGTAGCGGAAGTTCAAAAGGTGTATTTGAATTTGTGGAATGTGTCGATCGTTTGGGAAAAATTGCATTCAGTATGAATTCAACAAGGACAAATGCGGGTGGATTTGCTTCAAGTCATCTGAGAAATGCTGACCTTCAAAATATTTTTTCAGATTTACCTGACGATATGCAAGCGGCAATCAGTGAGGTAAATGTCTTAAGCGGAACAGGCTCGGGAACAACAAGCGGAACAAGTTCAAGTGCAAATAAATTGTTCTTACCCGCCGAAATGGAAATGTTCGACGCAAAACATTATTCCATTGGTCTTGAAGAGTGTCCCTTAGGTCAGTTTGATTACTACAAAGCACATAATACGAATGCTGATAGAAAAAAGACGCGCGGTTCAACAAACACGTATTGGTTGCGATCTTCTTATGCTAATTCGAGTGCGACTTTTTGCAGTATTAACAATATTGGCTCACAAGACGGAACTCTTGCCGATGATGAAATCGGAGTTGCTCCGATTTTCGCAATATAAAAGAGGTAAATTATGAGTAAAAATTTAGCAATCGATGGCGAGATTTGCGAGAATGTTTCCACAATCCAAGCCTACGATACTGATAAAGACGAGTATGTGTCGTTCGTTGATACTTCGGACGGCACAGCCACCGCGAATGACCTTGTAGAAAACAAAATCGCATACGTAGACGGCAAAAGACTTGTCGGTACGGGCGCGGGCATTGGCGGGTATCACATAACGCTTACGGCTGAATCGGGTTCGATTACTCAGGAGCAGTACGATAAATTGCAGAACGATCCGAGCAGTTATATCGTAATGCGGATTGGCGATAACGTAAAAGAATTGGATTTTGCGATTAAGTCCGCAATGGGCGTTTTGGAATTTACCAAAGTATACGATCAGACTTCGTTTAAATGTGCAATAAACGCCGATTTAAGTTACAGTTGTTCCGAAATATTGCTCGAGGCTGTAGTAAACAAAACGCAAAGTTTGTCTGTGAGTTCGACAGAAGAACAGTACCCGTCGGCAAAATCCGTTTATAATTACGTAGACGCAATGATTACCGCCGTATTGAATACAGAGGTGTAATATGGGGAAAAATAACAACTTACAAGATTTTATTGTGGATTTGAGCGAGGGAATAAAGCAAAAGAAAGGCTATCCCGCAAGTCAAAAAATCAATCCGCAAGATTTCAGATCTGAAATAGCAAGTATTCAGACAGGCGACGACACTTCGGGCGATACGGCAATTGCAAGCGATATATTAAGCGGCAAAACGGCACACGCAAGAGGTGTGAAATTAACAGGCTCAATCGAAACCTATGACGGCACATTCGTAACAAATACTCATAAAATAATTACGAATCTTACCAATATGGTTGCCGATCCCTCTAACGCCACAACAATTAAGGCTGGAGAGAGTGTACGTTTAGAATTTACACCTACGGGGGATTATATTTATCCTTATAGCGTAACGGTTACGGGAGCAGAAAGTTCGTGGAATTATCAAAAAGGGTGGCTAACTTTAACAAATGCGACCTCGGATGTAACTGTAACAATTAACGCAACTCAAGTGGGGATTTTGGGTAGATCTAAAATTAAATTCAAGGATAGACTTACAAAACCCTCATCTAAGGTATGGATTTTTGTAAACGGCACGGATATAGAATTAACCGACGAATCGTATTCTGGTTATTATATTGCTGAAATAGAAATGAGCAATTCGACCGGATTGCTGACATTACGCACAAGGAATCCGTCAGATCAGTTAGGGGTTAATGGAATAGTTTATTCTACGGATGGTTTTACGGACGGAAATACAGGTCAGACTTATGCGGCTAACCAATGGGTAGTCCCCGCCGCCAAAGAACTTGTTATTAGTTATAATCCGTTAGAAGTCGATCAGTCAGACCTTAATTGGTTAAAAGCAAATGCAACAATTACTAAACTGTAATTGCAGATAGGAGTTTTATAAAAAATGAACATTGAATTAAAAGACAAAAACGGGATAACCCTAAAAACTGCGGGCAAATACTGTTCCTCAGATGTGGGTATTATTCCTAAACTGCAATCGAAAAGCGTTGCTACAAACGGAAGCGTTGTCGCAGACGAGGGCTATTGTGGTTTGGATTCGGTCACAGTGGATGTTCCTGCAACGCCCACGGAAGAAAAAACAGTCGATTTGGCGATGGCTTCGGGCAATCAGACGATAACACCCACAAGCGGGAAAGTCCTTTCTCAAGTCGTAGTGAAGAAGCCCGCGACAATGCTCCCTGAGAACATTAAGAAAAATGTAAATATCGGCGGTGTTACGGGAACACTCGAAAGCGGCGGCGGTGGAGAGTTAAATATTGCTTACGGCGACACTGCCCCTGAAGATACGAGCAAGTTGTGGGTGAAAACTACCGAACCTGAAAGCGTAGAGATAAGTCCTGATTTTGGATATGGCGAGGCGGTGCAAACAACAGGAGTGGCGAGCGGATTTCCGACAAGTAATATTACTTGCGAGGACGGAGATTATTTGTATGTGGTACATAATGATTATACTATTAAAAAATATAATAAAAAAACTTTAGAGTTTATTGATGATGTAATAACTGTAGGAAATGCTATAAACAGTATAGCGATTTATGAAGGAACTTTATATTATACACTAATATACGACCAGAGCGTCGGTAATTCGTCGTATAGTGATGTAAAACTTTTTGTCATTGATTTAGGAACAAAAGTTGTGATAGAACTTAAAGATACTTTAAGTCATCGCAGTGGTGAGTTGATTATATATAATAATAAAATATATTTAATCGGTGGCGGACAGATAAGTATTAATTATTCGGGAGGAGCAAAATATTCATATTGGGCGTCAGATAAAATTGACATATATGACATTTCCTCAAAAGTAATGGATACAATTTCTTATTCATATGGAAGTTGGAGTAGTAAATGTTGTTTAATTGGCAATAAAGTTTATGTTTTCGGTGGATATTCGCGAAGTAACTCAACAATTACGCCTAATTCAAATATAATTTGTGTTAATTTAGATACAAAAACAGTAACAAAATGCAACGCCGTTTTACCTATTGCAACCTATAACATGGGCGTTAGCAATCTCGGAAATTATATATATATCTCGGGTGGCAATAAAACCTCACAAAGCGTTTATAGATACGATACGATAAACGATACGATAGAACAAGTAAACGTTACGCTTGAACACGCAAGAACTGCTTGTGCGACGTTCTTTAACGGCACAGAACTTTATCTTTTAGGCAGTAATGCAATAATAGATAAACTTCAAATTGACGTACCGCTTTCGAGTACGAAGTTAAAGATAATAAGCGATTGGTTAAATAATCAGTTCGCAGTTATCAACGGATTGTCAAAAGTGATGATAGGCGTAAATAAAGCATTTAAAGGCGACGAAAACAATAAAGCGAAAGAAGTTACGGCTTATGTTTACGACGGTGTAAATTGGCATAATCTCGACGGTGAAATAACGCTCGCAAAACTCTATGCTCCCAAAATCTCGATATCGGGCAAGACGCTGACGATAACTAACGACGGGCGTAACGGAAGCAAAGTAACGAATTATAAAGTTTATAACGGGAGTTCTTTATTGACTACGATAACCGCTACGACGCTCGATCTTACGACGATTATCACGGCGAACGGCACATACAACATTTCCGTTATAGCAACGGGAACAGGGTATACCGACAGCGACAGCAGTAACGTAGTCGAATACAATTACGCCTCGTATAGTATAACTACTAACTTAACCAATGTAACGGCAAACGCAAGTAATCCGACTACTGTTTCGACACTTGCTTCTTCAACGCTTACGTTTACGGTAAACACGGGTTATAACTTACCCGACAATGTAATCGTAACGGGTGCAGAGTTTACTTGGACGAAATCAAGCGGCACTCTTGTATTGAGTAATCCTACGGGTAACGTGAGCGTAACAGTTGCAGGTGTTGCGATTTCTCGTACCATAACACCGACTTTAACCAACGTAACTGCGGCAAGTGGTAATGCAACGACTATTGCTACGGGTGAAACTAAGGTACTTACTTACACGGCAAACAGTGGCTACAATTTACCTGATACGGTCAGCGTAACGGGAGCAACAGGTGCATGGAATAAGGCTAACGGTACTCTTACTTTAAGTAATCCAACAGCAAACGTTACGTTTACGATTGCGGGTGTTGAACAATCAGCGACAAAATATACTATATCAGTTACAAATACGGGCAACTACGCCATAACATTCGAGCAAAATGGAGTGACATTGGCAACCGTAGACGGTAGCGGCGGTGGCGGAACGGGTTCGGGCAGTTTTGAAGCCGAAGCAGGAACTGTGACGAGTAGCACTGGCGCATTATATACGCAAGATAATACAGTATGCACAGGCGGCGTTTCGGTTAATGACGCTACTTCGACAAGCCCGACGTTTACCATTACAGGCGACGGAACAATTACAGTCGACCCGTGGTGTATAATCGAGGGAACTCAAATTACGCTTGCAGACGGCACAACAAAAGTAATTGAAGATATTACTTATGACGATGAACTTCTTGTTTGGAATTTCTACGAAGGTAAGTTTGATACCGCTAAACCGACTTGGATAAAAGTTGCGGAAGTTGCTCCGAGATATAACCTCGTCAAATTCTCGAATGGTTCGGAAGTTGGCTTTGTCGGTGCTGGTGGCGAAAAGGGTTATCACCGTATATTCAACAAAGAAGCTGGTGCATTTACTCATACGGGTTGTAAAGACACACCAAACGGAACTACAACGTTCGCACAAGACGGAACATTCCCGACAGTCGTTTTGCAAGAAGTTGTCGAGAAAGAAGTCAAGTTCTATAACGTCATAACCGATAAACACTACAACCTCTTTGCAAACGGAATACTTACTTCGTGTAGGTTGAGTAACAAGTATCGCATAGAGGATATGAAATATGTCGGCGAGAAACTTATAAGCGACGAACAAGAAAAGGCGTACTTTGAAAGGATTGAAAACAAACGCAAATGAAAGCAAGACTTATAATAACTTACATATTTAACTTAATAGACCTTATCGCCACAATGTATTTAGTCAGCCTGTTCGGGTTATCCGTCGAGGGTAATCCGATAGGGCGGTGGCTCATACGGACGAATCTCGTTTATCCGTTCAAAATCGGAGTTGTGGGCGGTTTGTTGTTGGCGATAGGGCTATTAGGTAAGATAAACAAAAAAGCAGCCAATATAGGCTCGTGGGTGCTTCTTGTTGCGTTTTCTGCTCTTGTTTTATATCACGCAATTATTTTGTCGAAAATATTTTTATGAAAATTTTCATAAACCTATTGACAAACAAAAAATAAGTGGTATAATATATGCAAAGGGGGGCGGGAAAATGAAAATAAAACGGTTTGAAAATGTATGGATAATGGGTTTAATCCTTAGCGGAGCGATACTGCTTTTCTTATATATTCTCAAATTGATTTTTCCGTCATTTGTTATTGAAACTGCCCAAAACGAACAAATTTGTAAAATCGGGCGTTATATAGATACGCATAAGTAGGCGTGGTACTTGGCAAGTTCGATATTGTCGTTTACGCTGTACTATTTGTCTTGTTGTGCGTGTTGCAGGAAGAAAAGATTATCCACAAAAGAAATGCTGATAATCTGTGCGGCTATTCTGTTTGGTTACGCGATAAAAGAAATTCTTCCTCAATATTATGTGGCAATCAATAACATTTTAATGATTTTATTGCCGTGTATAATGAAAGCCGAATTGTTTCCGACAACAGTCGTGTATTCTTCGGTTAATTTATTACAAGTTTTTACTCTTGAGGTACGCAATATCAAAAGTATGATAGCGGATTACAATTTCGCAACGCTTTTGATATTAATGATAGATGTGTATATATTTGAAGCGTTGTTATACTTCGCTTTCAATTATAGAAAAAATAACGATAAGGAGTAAAAATAATGGGAATTTTAGGTTTGCCGCTTTACGGCACAGACTTAGGCACTGCAATTGAAGCCACTGAAAAATTGCTTGCAAAAATCAAATCGGGTAAGTACGATAAGGAAACCTTGATCGAACTTGCAAAAGCAAATACCGAGATTATCTCTTATGCAGTTCAGCACGAAGATTAAACTAAAGAATACGGTAATAGCGATAATCTCTGCGGTTATCGCTATTATTATACCTGCATATATCTTAAATAAGTGGTTTGAAGCGGTTTTCTTTTTCATATGTCATTGGATTATCCGCAATCAATTTAAGTATCAATACCACTGTCCGACACACGCTCAATGCCGAATAGTGACGACGGTGATATTTGTTGTGGGTATGGTAATTATTATTCCGCTACGGTTCAGTTTGCTTTCGATTATATTTCTTTGTTACATAATCGCATATGTCGGACAATTACAAAAACAATATAATACGAGTGTAGCAAAATTGGAACGGCTGACTGAGCCGAAACTGTTTGATTGCGAAACGTGTAGCGAATCCGAACTGATAAAGCGTTGTGACGAATTGCGTTTAAGTAAAGATAATAAGCAACTTGCAATCGATTTCTTTATACATAAGACAAAGCAAAGCGTTATTGCCGATCAATTGTGTATTAATGAAAAGTCGGTTCAGATACGAAAGAAGCGACTAAAAGAAAAATTAAATACAAAATAATAGGTTTGTATCCCTTTTGTGGGTGTACAGACCTATTTTTTTGTGCTAAATTATAGTCGAAAATAAAATGAAAGGAGCGGAAAATAATGTATTACGGAAACAACTTCGGCAATCCTATGCCGGGAATGCAACCGACGCAAGTACCTAACTACAATCCTTATAATTTTTATAACAATTATCAGCAACCGCAACAGCAACCTCAACAGCCGAAAATAAATACCAATAAGATATTTGTAAGCGGCATAGAGGATGTAAAAATGCGTATGCTCGATCCGAACAGCGATTATATATTCTTCGATAACGACAAATCTATGATATATCGCAAAGTAGTTGACGGAACGGGACATTTCGATGTAAAGGCTTATGACGTAATCGAGCATAAAGAAGCCGAGAAAACGCCCGCAGAAGCACAAAGCATAAATCCGCAAGATTTCGTTCGCAAAGAAGAATTTGAGGCTCTACAGGCGAAATTAAACACGCTAATGAATAAAATCGAACAACAGTCGGAGGTAAAACCAAATGACGGCGTTGGATTATAATATGGAAATGCAGAAAATAAAAGACCTTAAACTTAAGATTGCAGATTTGAACGAGCAAATTGATAAGTTAGAGCAAGAAAATGCCAAGTTAAAATGCTCGTTAGAGTTATTTAAGCAATTTGTGAACGGAGATAAATAATATGAATATTTTAAACAGCGGAATGCCGCAAATGAATATGTCGAATTTGCCCCCGCAACTTATGCAAAGCATACAGCAGTTAAAGCAAATGCAGGCAATGTGTAACGGGGACATAAATACACTCGTTCAGCGGGTTGTGGCTAAAAATCCACAAATGGCACAAGCAATGCAAATGGTTCAGGGGCAGAATCCTGAAGCACTCGTAAAGCAAATGTGCAAACAAAAAGGAATAGATTTTAACGCTTTAATGCAAGCGTTAAAAGGTTAATCGGGTTTCAAAATCGAAATGTGCTAAAATAATTCACGAAAAGTCTTGACAACTCAACTCAAATGATATATAATTTGTTTGAGGTGGCAGTATGACCGAATTTGAAACGTCCCCGAAATTTGTAACTCCCGATGATTTTTTTAATTATACGGGCAGAGATTTACGGGCGATATTAAAACCTAACGATAATATATCGAACAGCGCGGAACTGTTTTTGAAAAACATAGAGGACGATCTGATGTTTCGTGTGGATAAACTGTCATTTAGGCTTTATCCGTGGGATAATTTGTGTCAGTATCAATTAGACTGTATGAAACGCGCCGTTATAAAACAAGCGGAATACGTCTTAAGGAACAGCGACATTATGACCGATTCGGGTTACGACATAGAAAAAGGCAGGATAATTTCCCGCGCCGAACTCGAAGAGATTGCATTGTGTCCCGCCGCGATAGACGCTCTCAATGCGTGTGGACTTTTGAACCACGTTATTCGCAACCATCCGAGGTTCCCTCGCACGATTTAAAAAAATTAAAATATTTTTAAAATATTGTCAACAAACGCTTGACAATATTTTTTTTATGTGTTAAAATCCAATCACAAGGTAGGTGAAAAGGAATGTTGAACATTAGAAAACTCAGAGGGAAAACCGGAATGTCACAACAAGAAGTGGCTGACATACTCGGGGTTTCGCGATCCTCGGTAATGTTTTGGGAAAGTCCGATATGTAAAAATTTATCGGCAAGCGTACAAAGCAAACTGTGTAAATTATTTAAATGCACAGCGATAGACTTGTACGGTATGGATAATCTGAAAGTTCAGCCGACCTCGAACGAAGAAAGGCAGAGAATGATAGATTACATCCTTGCAACAATGGAGAATAACGATGGCGACGGTAAAGAATGAAATCAAAGAAATTAAAGCAATTTTAAAAGAACTCGACCAAAACTCCGCGCATAAAGCGAAACTGTACGAGAAGTTAAAGGAACAGATAGGGACTATAAAGATGGGTGTATCGAAAGTCAACGTGTTCTTTGACTCGGCAAACGGAAACTTTGGTGTAAAAGTCGAGTATACAGTCCCGGCAGAAACAGTTTACGTAACGAACGAGGGCGAAGTGCTTGCAAGTGGCAGATTTAAAAATATTAATGCGCTCGATATGATTTCATTTACGGATATGGAAAAGATTCAGTCGGCGATTAATACGGCATTAAAAAAGACAAGCAATAAGTAAAGTGTGGAAATAGAATATGCTGTCAAAAAATTTTAAAGGAGAAAAATTAATGACGGCGAAAAGTAAATTCGGAGAGGAGTTTAAGAGGCTCGTTATCGAAAAGGGTTTAACGCTTAAGGAATTATCGGAGCGTTCGGGATTGTCTGTAGCGCAGTTATCGAATTTGCAGTCGGGACAATGCGAACCTACGGTGCAGACGATATATAAATTGTCCGAAGCATTAAATTCCGATTACGATAAATTATTCGATGCCTCGACAGAAAAAAGATGATCGATAAAAATTTAACGAAAGAGAATTACAAATATAATCATTATTATTTGTCATATTCTCGATTTTCAAAGTTTTTGGAATGTGAGGCGGCGGCGTTTTCGGATTATCAGACCGAGGCTTCAATTGCGTTCCTCGTAGGCTCGTATGTGGACGCTTATTTTAGCGGAGAGGCTGAGCAGTTCGAGCAGGACCATCCCGAAATGTTTAATAGCAGAACGGGAGAACTAAAAAAGGATTTTTCCCGGGCAAACGATATAATTTATAGAATAGCGCAAGATTCTACGCTTATGCACTTTATGAGCGGCGAAAAGCAGGTTATAATGTCGGGCGAAATTTGCGGTGTGCCTTTTAAAATCAAAATAGACTCGTATCTCAAAGACGAGGCGATAGTCGATTTGAAGATTATGAAAGATTTCGGGAAAGTTTGGTCGGACGCGTATAGAGCGTATGTAAATTTCGTAGAGGCATACGACTACGATATCGAACTTGCGATATTTCAAGAAATCGTCAGACAGAATACGGGCAAAACGTTGCCTTGTTATTTGGTCTGCGCAACAAAAGAAACACCGCCCGATATAGGCTTGTTTGAAATCCCACAAGAGAAGTTAGACAAGGCTTTAGAAACAGTAAAAAATAATTTGCCGAGATACTTACAGATACGGCAAGGGAAAGTCGCGCCGCATCGTTGCGAAAAATGCGCGTATTGCAGAGCGACGAAAAAGGCGCGATTGATAAGTTACGAATATGCCGGAATGAGCGGTGATGAACTTCGCGAAGAGGGTATAGAATGTAACGACGAAAAGGTTAAACCCGAAGAATATTCGGATAACAAATAACAGGGAGGGCAGAATTTATGCACTGGAAAAATTTAGCAAACTATGATTATCTTGGAGCGTATTCGCTCGAGGGTAAGGCAGACGAAGTTGTTCTTACAATTAAGGATATCAAGCGTCAACTCGTAACAGCCGAGGGCGGGAAAAGCGAAAATTGCATTGTAGCAAGTTTTGAGGAAACGAACGTAGACGGCGTAGAAGTAAAACCTATGGTTTTGAATAAAACAAATTGCAAGACTATAGAAAAGATTTACAAGACGGGCGAAATCGAGAATTGGATCGGTAAAAAAATTAAAGTTTTTGCGACCACGACGAAATTTGCTCGCGACATCGTACCTTGCTTAAGAATTAAAGCAGAAGTCCCTGTGGCAGAAGTGTACGCTTGCGAAGTATGCGGAACGGTTATGGATAAAAAGACCTATCTCGCAACAAAGAAAGCATACGGCGCGGGCGTATGTTCGGCTGACTGCAAGGCGAAATATTTAAGCGAAAAAAGCAACGAAGAAAATAAAGAAACAAAAGGAGAATAATCAAATATGTTGCATTTTGACGGAAAAGTAGAAAACAGAGAATACGAACTTATCACAGACGGCGATTACGAGGTAACACTCGAAGCGGAATGGGCGAAAACGAAAAGCGGCGATCAGTATATAAACTGCAAGTTCACGATTCGTAAAGATGTAGACCAAAAATTCGGCGGTAGAATTATTTTCGACGGTATTTACAAAAACAAAACCACGGGCGAATATAATTCCTCGAAGATAAACGGGATCCTTAATGCAATTCCTGTGGCAAGGCAAGACTTTGAAGATTACGACGATCTTATTCAGTACATTAACGGACAGAATATGATTATATCGATCGTAACGCAAGAAGCGCAAGGCGATTACCCGGCAAAGAGTGTTGTGGATTATCTTTCTTACAGAATGTCCGAAAACATTCCGCAGGGAACGAAAGACGCAACTCTTGAAGCCGCGCCTGACGATCTTCCTTTCTAATTTTAAAACAATCAAGCCCATGACAAATGGTTGTGGGCTTTTATAGGCGGCGAGAGAGGGTTTCCACAACACACAGCATATTCCCCTCGGCTCAATACGGTTCAATTCCGTAGCCGCCTTCCAATAAAAAATTTGGTGGGCGAATTATGGACTTATTTGCATTACAAGAAAAATATAAAAGCGTTCCGAATGAACTAAAAACACTTAAGCGTTGGATTTGTTTTAAAGTTGAGGGGAGAGAGGACGGAAAGACAACAAAACGCCCGTATAATGCGTTAAACGGTAAGTTCGCGAGGGTTAATGACGATTTGACATGGAGCAACTTCAACATAGCATTAAACGGTTGTATTAAATATCATTGCGATGGATTAGGTTTTGTCCTTGGTAACGGTATATTTGGCATCGATCTCGATAATCACGCGGATAAAGACGGAAACATTGCAATGAACGACGAAGAGTTTAAAACCTTTTCCGAGCAGTTTATTTCCGCGCTCGATTCGTATACCGAGTATTCACAGAGCGGGAAAGGTGTACATATAATTTGCTCGGGGACATTGCCTAAGGGGAACCGTAGAAAAGGTTGCGTCGAAATGTACGATTCAGGACGGTTTTTCGCTTTTACGGGTAACGTTATCCGAAATACCACAATCAACGACCGAACCGAGCAAGTAAAGCCTTTGTGGGAAAAGTTCGTACAATCGGAATATCAGGCAAATCGTCCTGCGATACAGCCTCGTCAGCCGAACTCAAACGCTTTAATGTTATCCGACGACGAAATAATCAAAGCCGCATATGCGAGTAAAGGCGGAGAAAAGTTTTACGCATATTATCACGACGGCGATATTTCCATGGACAACAACGACCAAAGCGCGGCGGATATGTCGTTCTGCAATCTTTTAGCGTGGTGGTGCAACTCTGATAAGGCTCAAATGGATAGAATATTCCGTAGTTCGGCTTTAATGCGCGATAAATGGGACCAATACAGAGGAAGTCAGACTTACGGCGAAATAACGCTTACAAAGGCGATTGCGGACTGTGTTGGCGGGTATGCTTGCGACAGATCGTTTACAAACGGTGACACTAAAGGATTAACACCGCAAAGGAATTATACGATACGAAATGAGGTTGCGTCTGCGACTAAAGATAACGGAATGAATCTTAATGCGGATGGAGAGCCTATATTCAGAATTAAAAAGATTTTCAGACATTACACATTAACCGATACGGGAAACGCCGAAAGATTTTATGATTATTTCGGAGATTGCTTTAAGTACAACACGACCGACGAATGCTTTATGTTTTGGACGGGCAAAACATGGATAAAAGACAACGGAGATATTATTATTCGTAAGTATGCGGATAAAATGATTTCGATATTGCAGTCGGAAGAGGACGAAGTAGCCGGGCAGATAGAAGAAGCCAAAAGACAAGGCGAAAACGAGAAAGCGGCGCAGTACACCGTATTGCTTGCCGAAATGATAAAAAACAAAAAGAAAATCTCGAATAAATCCGGGAAAGATTCAATGCTTTCCGAATTACGGCACATAAAGAAAATGGCTGTAGAAAACTCAATCTTCGACCAAGACATTTATTTGCTTAATACGGATTCGGGTATTGTGGATTTGCGAACAGGCGAAATAAAGCCATTCGATAAAGAGTTTTACATGTCGAAAAATACGAATACGGAAGTTTCGTTTGAAGAACCGACGGAATGGCTTAAATTCATTTGTAGCGTATTTGATTGTGGCAATATCGTCGAAACCGAAGAAATCGTAAATTCTATTCAGACGTTTTTAGGATATTCTTTGTCGGGTTCTACAAAAGAGCAAGTAATGTTTATGCTTTACGGCGACGGCTCAAACGGTAAATCGACTTTAACAGAGCAAATCGCAAGGATTTTAGGCGATTATGCGACAAGTATTCCGAGTAGCGTTTTAATGTCGCAAAAGAACGGGAATTCGGTTGCGGTTGAGTATTCTTTGGCAAGACTTCGCGGCGTAAGATTTGTTGCTACCGGCGAAACGGACGAGGGCGCAAAGTTTGCAGAATCGCAAGTCAAGATCATAACGGGTAGCGATAAGATACAGGCTCAGTTTAAATACGGTCAGCCGTTCACTTATTATCCACACTATAAGATATGGATGTCGACGAATAACTTGCCGAATATAAAAGGTACGGATAACGGTATTTGGCGTAGATTGGAAACTGTTCCGTTTTTGCGGACTTTTACCGATAAAGAAAAAGACAAATTTCTGCCCGAAAAACTCGAAAAAGAAAGCGCGAAGATTCTCGGCTGGTGCATACAAGGCTTTATGAAGTATTGGCAATTAGGCAACTTTATTCGTTGTCCGAGATTGCAGGAACTTAAAGACAGATATAAATATAAAATGGATATGGTAGAGCAGTTTCTTGTCAATGAATGTACGTATGCAACAAACGCAAAAGTCGAGTGCAGAGAATTATATTCGCATTTCAAGTCGTGGTTTAAGAATAACACAGAATACGAAATGCGCGAAAGTATGTTCCGTGACAGACTTACTAAAAAAGGCATTAAGATTCAATCGATGTCGAACGGCGTTCGTATGTACGTCGGCATAAGACTTAACGGCGCAAACATAGGGGGACACGACATATGGTAAAATCAAAACAATTACAAGTCGGTAACGCAACTGAGGAACGGCTTGCCCGATATTTTCAGAGTATGGGCTTTTGGGTTTATATTCTTCCAAAGAAAATCGGCGGGCAACCGTTCGACATCATTGCAGGACGAAACAGAGAGGCGTGGTTTGTCGACGCAAAGCACTTAGAAGCGAGCGAGGCATCGTTTGATTTTAAACGAATTGAACCGAATCAGATAACTTCTATGAAAATGGCTGCAGAATTCGCAAACTTAGCCAACGTTGGATTTTTTATTTATTGGGAAAGAAAACCCGACGGATTCTTTTTTATGCCGTATAGGCTTTATAAAGCCTTAGAAAAAATCGGCAGAAAATCAGTGGGAATTGAGGAACTTGTATGGAAACCAATATCGGAAGTGAAATAGAAATAATAGATCCAACGCAAGAGATTTTGGATTGGGCAGAGAAATGGCTTACGCTGACAAATCCCGAATATACTCAGTTGAAACTCTTGGGGAAAGACAATCTCATAAAATGGCGCAGAGTCCCCGAAAAACTTTGCTTATACGCAAAACGCGGAAACAGATTAATATTGCCGTTCGGATTGCTAAAGGCTGTGTGGAAATTTATTTACAGAAACGCTTTTAACGCAACGTTTAATAATGCCGGCGAAATCAGCATTGCAGATTGCAAGCCCGCATTCCCGTTATACGACTATCAAGAGATCGCTGTAAACGCAATGTTAAAGGCAAAAGGCGGTGTTTTAGTGGCTCCCTGTGGATCCGGAAAGAGTCTGATGGGTATAGAAATCATTCGTCGCATAGGCAAAAAAGCGTTATGGTTGTGTTCTACAGGCGATTTGTTGCGACAAGCAAAAGCGGATATGGAAGAACTTTATCCGTCGATTAAGATAGGGTTAACCACAGAGGGGAAACTTGAAATCGGCGAGGATGTAACGATTTCAACCGTTCAGACTTTGAGCAAAATCGATCCGTCGTATTATAAAAACGAGTTTGACGTTATTATCTGCGACGAATGCGCTCACGTTTTTTCTGTTCCGTCGAAACTACAAATGTTTGGAAAGGTTCTGACAAGTATTCCCGCGCGATTCAAATTCGGATTGACTGCGACACCGACAAGAAGCGGGGGAGCGGATCTTATCAGAGCAATGTACGCATATTTAGGTTGCGATAACAACGGCGAGTTTGCTCCCGCATATAAGGTCCCGAAAGAAGAAGTAAAGACGATTACGGCAAAACAAGAGAAAATCGAACTGTATAACGGTTATGACGAAGTATCTCAAATGATGCAGATTTACGACACTTCGGGAATGATTGTCTATAATGACCTTATTAACGCTCTGTCGGAAGATAACGGCAGAACCGATAAGATTATCGAGAACATAGTAAAATGCGACGCAGAGGGCAGAAAACAGGTCGTATTAACGCTTCGAGTTGAGCATTGCAAAATCATTGCGGAGAAACTGCTCGAACGCGGAATAAATGCGGTTGTTTGTACCGGCGCAGTCACAGCGAAAAAAAGAAAAGAGATTCTGACGTGCAAAACGGATTGGAAAGTTTTGGTTGCGACTTATTCGTTACTGAAAGAGGGTGTTTCGATAAAGGCTCTCGATACTCTGCATCTTGCAACGCCGATAAAGGAAAAGGCTATGATCGTTCAGTCTGTGGGACGAATCGAAAGATATATGGATAATAAAAAACAACCTATCGTATATGATTATGTGGATATAGATATTCCGTATTGCGTAAGAGCATACGACGTAAGACGCAGAGCGTTAAAATCAAGATTTTAAAGGACGGTTTTATGGATAAAGTATATAAAATCAAAGACACAGTAGACAACAATTTATTCGGCGAAATCGGATATGACCTTATTCCAACGTTGGATTTGACGGTCGTAAAAGTCGTTCCGTTTGATTATGAACACGAACTTGTTCAGTATAAAATCAAACAGTTTTACAATAACCCCGAATGGCGGGATAAGTTTTATAAACCAAACAAAAAGATATTTAAGGAACGTTTCGATTTAAGATATTCGAGGGACGGGCAGTTAAAACCCACGCCGACTTTTATTGAAATGATTACGAATTGGCAGTTGCTTATTGAATTGAAAGGCGACAGGTGGTTAGGATTTTCTACACTCGACACAAGCGATTCTTCGGTGTACTATAATAAAGATTTGCTCGATAAGTATTTCCCCGAAGAAATAGAAGAGTTAAAGAAACGCGATGTTTTAGAAGAAGTCGAGGTGACTTCGGATGCGGGATGATATATTTATACTTGATGAAAGAGGTAATAAACAATTATCACTTTCAAAACTAATCGGCGGCGGATATACAGACGCGTGGTTCACGAATTGCAGAGTGCGTTACAGATTATTTTGTGGCGCACGTTCCACAAAGAAATCCTATAATATAATAGGTTGCGAGCCGATTATAAAGATATTATCGGATCCGCGCAGAAACATTCTTATCGCGCGTCAGAACGATAGCGATAACAGACAGTCGACTTTTGAAAATATCACCGGGCGTATTATTGATCTCGGTTTGGAAAACAGTTTTAAGATTTCTAAAAACCCGCTCACAATCGAATACACCGCGACAGGTCAGCAGATAATCTTTCGTGGACTTAACAATCCGACATCTCTGAACGGTATCACTTTTGCTCACGGATATTTTACCGACGCGTATATCGACGAAGCGTTTGAAATTCCGACGTTCGAGGATTTTCGTAAACTCGACGGTTCAATCCGTGGTAAATTGCCCGGAGATTTGTTTTTTCAAATCACAATGTGTTTTAACGCATGGGACGGCGAATCTTGGCTTAATGAAGAATTTTTCAAAGGCAGACTCGACGATGACTACGAAATGTTAGACCGTCCTGAAGTTCAATATCTCGATTACTTTAATCAAGACTTTATCGGACCTTATGGCAGGGGTTTATATCTCCATAAGTCAACTTACAAGATAAACGAGTTTCGCGCCGCAGATTATGATTTATCGGCTCAGGAAATGAAACGCAAGTCCCCGAAGATTTATCAGGTTGAATTTCTTGGAATGTTCGGTAATACAGGCTCGAGTGTTTACGACGAATTCAACGATTCTTTGATTCTTCCGTTATCGGCTTTTGTCGGCTCGGATAATATGGGCAGACCTGCAATGCAATTCTATGACTTTGCAATCGGTATAGATATAGGCTTATCCGACGGCGAAGGTAAGAAAATCAAAGTCGGGAAAAACGAGGACGCGGCAAAGAAAGTTCGCGCAGCAACAACTATGTCGCTTTGCGCGGTTACGTCTGACCTCGAAAAAATGGTCGTTATCGACGAATACTACCACAGCAACAACGCGGCAGATAACGCTTGCAACACCGACGATCGCGAAAATTTAGGACTACCTGCTCAAGCCGATCGAATTATGCAGTATATTGCGAAATGGTTCGAGCAATACGGCGGCGGTTCGACAATCCTTATGAACGGTCAAGTCAACGTTTACGTCGATTCGGCAGACGTAGGAGCGCGAGCCGTACTTGAAATGAAAGCGCGTGAATGGGGCTTCTATAACCTGCATTTCTTCGGCTCGACAAAAATCAGTATTCAATCCCGTATCGACTTTTGGCGGTTAATGATGGCTTACTCGTCATTCCTTGTCTGCGATAAATGTAAAAACCTTATCAGAGAGATAAAAAACGCCCGTAGAGGCAAGAAAGGCGAAGCCCGAGCCGACGTTGACGACCATATTTTAACTGCCACAGAATACGGATTTCAGCCGATTATCGGGCAACTGAAACGCTGGCGTTCGTTCAAAATACACTAAACACTTGCAGAAGCATAAAAAGTGTGCTATACTTTGCGTATATGAAAAAGTTTTTTAAAAAGATTTGGGGATATATTCTCAAACCCTTTAAATGGATTGCTCGAAATTGCAAAGATTGGCGCACTTTTGTCATATTTGCGATTGTCTACATAGTATTGAGTTCAGAAGTGTGGGTTCCGTATATAATTGCCTTATGCGTTGGACTATCCACACCCGCCGGCATTGCATTGTCGGGTTTTGCGACGGCTTGCTTTATTTTTTGGCAACTCCCGGGAACGCCGTTTTTGCTGATTTGTTTAGGCGCAACAGCGGGGATTAAGACACTATGGGATAAACACCGAAAGAAAAAATTAAAATAATTTTAAAATATTGTCAAAAAGTAGTTGACAATATTTTTTTATTGTGATAAGATATAGATACAAAAACAGAAAGGAAGAAAAGGGCATCCGCCCGAAGAAGTATAAAATGAAATTGTATGCAACAAAACAAGAACTTTACGATACTTGTATGAAAAGCGAAGCAGGGATAACTGTTATAGCAGTAGCAGTTTACAATGAGTACGGCGAGTTTTTAGGTTTTAGAAAGATATATGTTGACTGATTATTAATATAAGTTATAAAAACCGAGCGGTGGCGGTTATTCTACCGCAAAGGAGTTATATATGAAATACAAATATGGAATGCGTTTACGCGGGTTTTCGATTGGTTGTCAGCCTATGGACGGTTTTATTGAACGGCAAGACGACGCAAGAGGCAAGTATCACGATATTTTGATTTATAATCGCATACTAACAACGGAAGAACTTAAAGCGTATGAGTTAGACTATATAGGCACGGAACACAACGGCACGACTTTACACGACTGTATGAAATTTATATTGAAATAATTTAATAAAAAGAAATAGGAACAAATGCAATTTATAAAAACCGCGCCCGTGCGGATAAACGCGAGAAAAGGAGTTTAAAATGAAGCGTAAAGAAAAATGTCGTGTTAAATCAAAATTATATCCCGTTTATTTAATGGGATTAGCAATTATTGTGGTTCTTATTTATTTAGCAAAATAGATAATTTCGACAACAATCTCCAAATAAAAACTTATGCAACCAAAGAAACGGCACAAAAAGCGTTTGTATCAAATGTGTGGTATGCAGATGAAATGATTGCACAGGGAAGAATTAAAATAGTTAGAGTTTTGGAAGGAATTGAGGAAATCCAATGAATATTCGCAAAATCAAGAAAATTGAAAAAGACGGCACGATTAAAGAAATAACAGTCGATTGGGATAAATTGCCCTGTGCGAAGTGTGACAGAAGATACCATTTCTGTTGCCCGAAGCCCGATTGTTGGAACAAAAAAGCACAATATTGTATTTATTAAAAAAAGGAGAAAAACGAATATGAAATGTCCGGTATGTAACGGAGAAACAAAAGTAATCTGTTCAAGAGCAACAGACAACTCGGTAATCAGATGGAGAAAATGCGTTGACTGCAAACAGTCTATCTATACCGAAGAATTAGAAACCACGCACAATGCTTTCAAAAAAGCACAGAACAATTATGTGACGGAATTAAGAAAGTTGAAAGAGGGTAGGGAATAATATGGCAAACGATGCAGTAAATCATCCGTCGCATTATACGGACGGAAAAATAGAAGTAATAACCTATATCGACGATAAGAATTTCAATTATTGTCGCGGCAATGCAATCAAATACATTTCGAGAGCCGGCAAGAAAAATCCCGAAAAGGAAATCGAGGATTTAGAGAAAGCCGAATGGTATATACACCACGAAATTGAACGATTGCAGAAACTTAAAGAGCAAAAAATAAAAGACCAAAAAATTAAAGAAGAAGCGAGCAAAAGAGCAAAGGAGAGTTGGACTGAGTTGCCTAAAACGATAACGCATTTTAACGGCGAAGAATACAATCCAGTATTGGACGACGAGGAACAAAAATGAATAAAAGGGAATTCGCAAAATTAAAAAAACATACGGACACTTTAACCGACGAAGAACTTAAAAAAGAGTATTACGACGCGGTGTTTAAAACGCTCGGTAGCCAAGCCGAAGAAATGTATGAACGCGGTTATGATATCGCAGACATACTCGAAAGAGAGAAGTACGAAAGGTGGCTTTCTCGACAAAGCAATATGTTGGAAGACCTTTGCCGTCAAAGAAATATAAAATTATGGGAAGAAGATACCGATATGAAAGGAGAGCAAAAATAAAAAATGAAAGTTTTAGCAAGTCTTAAGCCGTATTATTATTACTTAATCGGTGAAAAAATTAAAACACTCGAAATAAGAAAATCGGGTTTAAAAAATCTACCACAAAACATTTTATTTTATATGAGTAAGGACGAAAAATCTTTTGCAAAAATACCGAAAGAATTTCAAGAAAAATATCGCAAGCATTTCGGAAAAGTCGGAATAGAATTTACTTGCGATAAGTCGATTTGCCTTGATTATTACCCACAAGACTACACAGGTATGCCCGGTAAATTCTCGGAAATGATATGCAAGGAAAGTTGCTTATCTTACAACGAAATTATGGCATACAAGAAAGAAAAACTCGCTTACGGCTGGCACATTTCAAATTTGAAAGTTTACGGCGAACCGAAAGAGTTAAGCGAGTTTTGTATACCTTGCAAAGTCAGTTGCGAAAATTGTAAAAACTCGCTTTATTTTGAATGCTGGTGCGAAGAAAAAGGGGAAAAGATTGTAACCCGCCCGCCGCAATCGTATATGTTTATTAAAGAGGTGGAGCAATGAAAAGTGTTCTAATCAGTATTCGCCCGAAATGGTGTGAGAAAATTGCGAGCGGTGATTGCAACATACTCGTAAAGAAGTCTGCACCGAAAGAAGTGCCGTTTAAGGCTTATATCTATGAAACAAAAGAAAGCAAAATGCGCTATCTAAACGATAGATTTAATTCGTTTCTTAATAACAAATCACACTACACGGATATGGGTAAAGTTATCGGCGAGTTTATCTGCGATAGGATTGAAATGGTAAATGCAAAATGTAGCGATTATGGTATTGATTTATTCTATCACGATTGTTTAACGAACGGTTGTCTAACCGAAAGAGAGATTGAAAAATATTTTAATATTCCAGAAGATAAAGATTTAAGAGTAATGAAAGGCAATGGTTACGCTTGGCATATATCCGACTTAAAGATTTACGACAAGCCGCTTTCGCTTTCAGAATTAGGAGTACCCCGCCCGCCGCAGTCGTATATGTTTGTTGAAGAGGTGGAGCAATGAAAAAAGAAGCAAAAGAAACGCCCGATCGGAGTATTATTTTCACTATCTGCATTACAGTTGTGGTTCTTGCCATACTCGTAACTGTTTGGGTTAAAAAGTCAATAGAAAACTACAACGAATGTATCGATAATATTCCGTCAGAAAATTGGTTCGAGGAAGAGTTAGAAAAAAAGTTTTTGACGACCGATCTGTATGTTTTGGATATTGACGATACGGGCGAGGGGCAAATAGTTGTTTTGATTAAAATTTGGATTCACGATAAAGAGCAATATTATCGGTGCTTATATAAACTAAAAAGTTTTGATTCGTTTAATTGGCACTGGGAATTAGTGAGGTATGTATAACAAATGGAAAAGAAGAGGTTAGAATCACTTGAATGTGGCAAACCTGTTTTGCTTCTTATAGTGTGGATATTAATAATAATATGTGGTATCGTTTCTGTAATACAACATGAACAAAAGCACAACGAATGTATTAAGAACGTACCGTCTGAAAGTTGGTTCGAGGAAGATATAGCAAATGAAATTTCTATGCGTAATTTTGATATTTTGGATATTCAAGATAACGGTAAAGGCACTGCGGTAGTAATAATAAAAAACAAATCGGATTACAAAGATAGAATTTTTTATTTATGGTACGAAGTAAAACAAAAAAAGTTCAGGTTTTTTTGGAAACTAAAAAGAATTAGTGGGACTTTATGAGGTATATATGAAAACATATTTTATCGTTTCGCACGTAAATGACTACGGTCATGATGTAGACGTTGCAATTTGCGAAACGTTTGACGAAGCAAAAGAAGTTATCAAAACAACTTCGGATTGGTATTCAAATACCGGCTCCGGAAACGTTAGAGAAGTTGAGAAAAATTGCAAAATTATTCAGTATTGGAAATTTAAAAACAACCAAATAATAGATCACGTGAGGTGGAATTAAAATGAGCGAGAGAAGTTTTGGTGATTTCGGGAAGTTTACCGAAGAGGTAATAGAACATACCGCGTTAGTATCAAAGGAGATAAAATGACAAAAAAAGAACAAATTGAAGAAATGGCATTTATAGCCTTGAAAAATACACTGTCATATACATGTGCAAAGCAAATTGCAATAAATTTTTACAATGCAGGATATCGCAAAAAAGCGTGTAATGAAAAGCAAGCGGAACTTGAAGCCGAGATTGAACGTTTAAAAGCAGATCAAAGAATGATAACAGAAAATATAAAACTTTGTGATTTTGTAGAGCGATTCGTCGGACATAATTCCACAGTATATCTCTACAAAGAACACTTTGCACTCGAAGATAAAATTCGTGTCAGACACGATGAATTGCTTTGGCGGGGAATGGATTGGCAGATTTCGTTTGCTTATGACGATTCGGATTACTTTAAAGTACATCCTGAAGTTCAACCCTGCCCGTATCGTGACGCAATCGTCGAGAAAGTAGTAACACCACAGAGTGTTATTCCCGCAATCGGTGACGTGGGAATTGTTATAAAGGAGATTGAGTAATGAGTATAATTAAAGCAATTATTAAATGGGGGATCCGGATTGCAATGTTCTTTGTCTGTATATATCCACACAACTGGGGCTTAGATAATTATTCCTTGGTTGTTCTGTGCATGGAATTAGGGGCAAGTCTTATTGGTTTGTGCCGACTTGAACCGGATCAGATTTCAAAAGTAATTACCGGTTTCGGTCCGGACGGCGACTACGGAACTTACGAGTATACCGACAACGGTGCTTACAGAATAATCGGTTGGCTGTCATGGCTTGTTGCAGTTTTCTTTAGACTGCTTATGTTGCATATGTTGTATCACATGATATTTTTCGGTAACGTAGGATTACCTCAAGCGTAATAAAATTAAAAAATTTTAAAATAGTCTTGTTATTTAGTTGACAAGGCTATTTTTATATGCTATAATTAAGCCATAAAACGCAGGAGGGAATGCAATTAAAATGAAAGATTATTTTACAACAAGGGACAGAGCAAGACATTTCTTTGTCGTCGGGATTACTCAGATTATAAAGGATTTGGCGAACTCGGACGCTCTTAGCCCATTTGAAGCCAAAAACTTAAAGACGGCGGCAACTTGCTTGGATAAAGCAAATGATTCGATTTTCGAGCGGTTAGGAACTGCATATCGCAAAAAGGTTCTCGCAATGAACCGCGATAATAAAATCGATTTGGTAAGTCGGTACGGTTCGGGCGGTGTTACGATATCGAACGTTGCAAGCGAGGACATTGAACCCACACTCGAGGATTTGCGGTTGTGGAAATGTACGAGTTGCGATAGCCCGGATAAATTCAAGGACTGCGCCGTATATAATATGTGCGTTGCGTGCGATTGTAGAGTCAATGACTACAAGAGCGAAACTTGTCCGTTTAAAGCGAACTACAAAGATAATTTGGATATCGACGAGGATCTATGAAATGGTTCGGAAGAAGATAAGTATTTTTGAGCCGATAAAAGGCAAAACGTCAGTCGATAATAAAATCAGACATATGCGGAAAGATGCGACAATGCGGGTGCAATGCGAGATAAGATTATGTTGTAATTGTACGGAAGAATATTGCAGCGGAAAGCCTTGCAATAAACTAAAAGAAGCATATAAACAAGTAAAGGTGGAATGGGATAATGAAAGAAAGCAAAAGGCTGTTAAAAAGAAATAACGAGGGACTTGTCGAATATACCTACGACGGATATTTCGATGAAAAAGCGGAAAAGGCAGAAGATGCGAAAGTCTTTGAGAAACTGTGCGATCTCGAAGATAAAATCGAAAACGGAACGCTTGTTGACTTGCCTTGTAAAGTCGGAGATACTATTTACGAATTTTAAAAATACCACAAACCGCCGTTTATTCAGCAGACAAAAGTTGAGAAAATCATAATTACAGAAAAAGGATTAAAACTGAAATTAGCCCGCAATTCGGTATATGAAACATCAATTGCGAGTTTAGGGAAGACGTTATTTTTAACGGAAACCGAGGCTGAGGCGAGATTGCAGGAATTATTAAAGGAGAATCCACAGAAATGAAAGTTCTATATCAATGTTTTGAAACGAGTTATCTCAATGATATCGAATGCAGATACCACGGCTGGCTACTCGATAATCCGTAAATGCGTTACGGCGAACTTCCCGCAAATCAGACGATAACATACACCACAGAAGATAAGTCGTTACTGCATTTGTTGGAAGCCGGGTACTTTGACGGAATTTGGATTACCGAGCCGATTTTCAAAGGCAAAAGAAAAATGGATAAGTTGACCGATTGGGAACTTAGATATGTGCCGAGAAGTTCAGAATACGGCAAGCGAATGAAATGGACTGATTTTAACTCGGTTACAAAGGTCTACGATTATCGCGAAATAAAGAATTCCGAGAAATTTACTCTTTCTCGGCTTATGCGGGAACTTCAGGCAAACGAATTTATAGAATTTTGTAAGGATAGGGGATTAGGAGTAATTCCTGTGGAGATAAAATAATGGCAATAAAATTACTTATCGGCGGAAGTCCATGTACGTTTTGGAGCATAGCCCAAAAAAATAATCGTGAAACAACTGCAGAGGGTTTAGGTTGGGAATTGTTTAAAAATTATTTAATTGCAAAAGAAAAATTTAAGCCCGATTATTTCCTTTACGAAAATAACAAATCTGCAGCACAAGCAATCAAAGACCAAATAAAAAAAGAATTAAATGTTTGGGACGGTTCTTTGCTTATGGAAGATACAGGAGTAAGATATATCGAAATAAATTCTGCTCTTGTTTCAGCGCAAAATCGCCAACGTTTTTATGTCCATAATTGTGGTGACGTTGAACAGCCCGAAGATAGAGGAATATTATTAAAAGATATTCTTGAATCGGGCGAAAGCCTATCAAGCAATAAAAAAAGTTATTGTTTAACTGCCTCATATAATGGAGCGTGTGCGTGGAACACATTAGAACGCTGTCAGAGGGAAATGGTTTCCGAACCTATAAATGTTTGTAAAGGCGAAAAACCTCACGCAATTAAGGCTCAATACTTTAAGAATGGAATTGCAAATTTTATTACGAACGGCGGACACGCGGCAACGGCTGTTGCTGAGCCGGTAATATTTAATACTCCTCATGGATATAACAATGGTGGAATAAAATATGATAAAGCCCCTACACTCACAGCACTTGGAAGTTATCAGCATAATAATCATATTATTGAGCCGATTCGTGTCGGTTCATTACCTCGTCCAAACGGTGAACTTTCGACAAGTCAGGCAATGCGCGTTTATTCGGTTAATGGGAAAAGCGTGTGTCAATCTGCGGGCGGTGGCGGAATGGGTGGCAAAACAGGGCTATACGCCGTTCCCTCTATAAAAAATAAAAACGTATATGAAGTGAAAGACGGCTTTATAACGATTAAAGGTAAGCAGTATCCGATAAAATTACCCGACGGGTATTACATTATCCGAAAATTAACTGTAACGGAATGTGAAAGATTGCAAACGCTTCCCGATGGATATACGCAAAAAGATCCGACAGTTTCGGCAAGTCAAGCATATAAAGGTATTGGTAACGGATGGACGGCGGAAGTTATAATCCATATTCTTTCTAATGCATTGAAAAACATTCCGAAAGGCGAGGAAATAATAGTTTTATCAATGTATGACGGCATAGGAACAGGACGTTATTGTCTTGATAAAATGGGTTTTACAAACGTTAAGTATTTTGCTTACGAAATCGATAAGTATGCAAAAAAAATTGCATTAAGCAATTATCCCGACATAATCCAAATGGGCGACGCGTTTCAATTAAGAAATTTGGACTGGGCTTTAGAAATTTAAGGAGTAAAAATAATGAGAAAACTTTTAATAGCAATTTTATCCGTCTGTGTTTTAATCTGCGCAAGCGGGTGTTCGGAAGCCGAAAGGGTTAATTATAACATATCAAGGCAAGCGCAATATTTCGAGTGCGAACGACGCGTTACGGTTTACAACGCCCGAACCGACAAGGTGATAATGCTTATAGAGGGCTATATCAATATCGAAACCGATTATCAAAACAATGAACTTATTGTGACGGCAAAAGTCGGTCCGAGTACATACAAAAAGAATTATGTGTACCTCACCGATTATACGCTCTATGTGGTTGACGATATAAGCGGAACACATACAGATCCGTGGCATTACAAAATTTATTTTGATTTCAAATTACCGGATATAGAGGTGAAATAGACGATAAAGTTATGACAAATCGTGAATGGATAAATAGCCTGTCAAACGAAGATTTCGTAACATGGCTCGTAGGACCGATCGAGTGGGATAGCGAAATGGAAGAATATAAAGAGCCGCATCCGAGGTTGGAGTATTTGAAACGTACAAACACGAATTTTTTCAGTTCGTTTCAAGAATGGCTGGAAAAGGAAAGAAAGTAAATAAAAGTCGAATTTAACAATATGTCAGAGAGGGCGAATTCTTAACTCGTCAAGAAGTCCACAACCAAGTTCAGCCGTTCTGTAAAAGAATATGTATCTCAGTCGCTCCGAAAGATTTTGGCGATACTCAAGAACATCCTCTCGAAGATTTTCATAAGAAATACGGCTATATCCATTTTACTCAAATAAATACAATTAAATAGCATAAATTAGTTGACAACGCTATATAATAAGCGTATAATATAATCAAAGGAGATAGCAATGTCAAAGTTAAGAAAGGTTCAAAAAAATCCGTTGATAAATGCAATCATTCATTTTGAAAGCATTGACGGAAATATTAAATGTACGTTTGCCGGGAGTAAATTGTCCGTTCTCGCAGGTGTCGAAACAATAATGTGTGACTTTGCGAAGAAAACGCAAACGCCGCTGTTAAAGGTTTTGGAAATCGTGAGTTCGGCAATTAACTACGAAGCAGAGCAAGAAAAAAGAAAAGAGGAGGCAAAGGCTCCGTTCGGGGCTGAATTTGAGTGATATGATAAAAATTATAAAAGACGGTGTAAAAACGTTTAAGGCAACTTGCCCGAATTGCGGGTGTGAGTTTACTTATGAGAATGAGGACATAAATATTTCTGTAGTAATTTGTCCTTGTTGTAATAATTCGATATATCATAAACAGAAACAACAATTCCCCGCTGTCGACAATTACGTACTTTTAAAAAAACTTTCAGACGGAGCAGAAATTCGTCAAAGAGTATTTTCTCCGGATGAAAACCCTTGTGATAGTTGCCCGAATAATCCGAAATATCTTAAAACACCTTATATCGGAGATAGTCCTTGTCAGTGGTGTCAGAAAAATCCTAACAAGGTAACTTGCACAAGTAAGGGTGAAATATGGGAGGAAAATAACAATGAAAAATAATCAGGGAATTCACATAACCACCGACGGAAAGACTACTTATGCCGTTTTAAAACAAAACGGAAAAGTCTTGAGCCGTTCTGAAGCAAAATGTCATCCCGACGACAAGTTCGATTTTGAAACGGGCGCAAAGATTGCTCTTGACAGACTCGAAATAAAAAAGGAAACAGAACAGTCTGAAAATCCTTTTAAACCCGGAGATATCGTCGAATGTATCTTTGATTATAAGGTGTTCGGAGTATTTCCGCCCAAAGGAACGCTCGGACAAGTAATAGGTATTAATAGGCAGAATGTGTTGGTACGTTGGGCAAAAGGTTCTACTCATGGTGACGGAGAGTGGTGGATTTCTGCTTATGATATAAGAAAAATCGATCAACACGAAGAGTCATTTAAGGTCGGCGATATCGTTGAATATATTTCTGATGAAGTCAGCCAATTTGATTTAAAATATTTCCCGCCTAAAGGGACTCGCGGAGAAATATTGGAAGTTTACGATCATAAATCCGCCGTAAGTGACTGTGTTCGTGTTCGTTGGGAAAAGGGAACAACCGGCGGGAATGGAGAATGGTGGTGCAGAGTAAAAAAACTAAAGAAAGTTGATAAATCCCCTAAATATTCTTTCAAAGTCGGCGACCGCGTAAGGTTTCGTTCTTGGGACGATATGAAACGTGAGTTCGGAGTAGATCCTAAAACTGGAAGTATTAATATTCGCGGTAAAATTTATTTTGATAAATATATGCGCCCTCTCTGCAAAACTTACGCAACTATAGAATCAATACGTGTGTGTAGAGATGGCTTGATAGGAGTAAAATTATCAAAGTCCTCTTCTAATGAGGATGTATTTAATTACAGTTCTTTCTCCACAGATATGCTTGAACCTGCATCGACTAAGGGGTATAAATCATGAATAAAATTCCCAAATGGCTTATGTTTGTATTGGCTTTGCTTTGGGTCTTTGAGGTCGCCGCTCTCAGCTTCAATATCTCGTCCTGTATGCTCAAGAGTTGCGGCTTTTCCGAAGATCGTAAAACAAAGGACGAGTGGATTACCGAAGTCGCAAACACCGAAATCGAAAAAAATATATACTTCGGTTTCACTAAGACCGCTTATCCGATTTCTTCTTCTATCGTTCAAAAGACTGACGATGTGTATGCGTTTATTCAGATTCGCGCCATCAACGAATACACTACAATCGCGCTCTGTTGTGTGTATCTCAAAGTCGTCGTTCCTAATAATCTGTCCGATTCTAAAAAAATCAAACAGTCGCAAATTTTAATCCAGCCAATCGATACCCAAATAAAAGTATTTTATAACTAAAGGTTTTTCCAATGAATATCAATTATCCTTACAATCTCATTTTAAAACTGTTCGGTAAGTCCATCGACGGAATCGATACCGAAAACTTTACCGCCAACTTCCACAAAGCCGCAACTGCCGCAGGCGTTTCTCCACGCGATATCGATATCGTTCTGCTTCACGAGCGCGACGGCTGGTCTTACGCTATGATAAGTAAGAAATATTCCTGTTCGCGTCAAGTCGCTCAGGTTTGGCTTCATAAGGCAATAAACACTATCGGTAAAGTCGAGTTCAAGCGGTTCTTTTATTTGCCTTGTGACGCCGAAAATCCGCTTACAGAGCCTGCTTATAATTCTGTCGCGCCGGATAACCCGCTTAACGACCGCATATCCGAACATTGCTTCCCTTACCGATATATATGCGCGCTCGAAAAAGCCGGATATACGTATATCTCGGATATCGCAAAACTTAGTCGCTCCAAACTACGCAAAATAAAAGGCGTAGGCTCGACCGGTGCTGTTTTAATCGAAGCCGTTCTTAAGGATATGCAAATCCCGCGCACTTCCCACGAGGTTCTCTACGCGATAACCGAACTCGCTAAAAAATATAAGATTTCGTATCTTAACGTCGAGTATACAGCAAAGTATCTTCGGACGCTCGAATCGTATGCGAATAAGCCGGAGGATGAGTACTGATATGTTTTTACGCTTCGTAACAAAAAAAGATTACGCCGCTATGCTCTACACCGTTCTGTCGCATCAGGCGTATATGTGGTATCCCGGGAAAAGTTCTGCTCTCGATATGAAAGCAAACTCTATACTCAAAAAACTGCTCTGCAAAAAGAAGTATCTTTTCAGCGACGATTCACCGCTTAAAGAGCAGCCCACTCGTCGCGGGTTTCAACTTTTGCTCGATTTCGGGTTTGTTTTACCGAAATATCGTAAGGAATTCAAACTGCTCAAAAACGGCGAAAAGATTCCGCTACTCGGTGAAGATTCTATTTACTACGTCTGACTTTATGCAATTAACCGGCGACGATTTCGTTTCCGGTTCTTTTGCTTTTTAAACTACTTTACCAAAAAAGGAAATATTATCATATGGCATTAGCAAAAAACAATACGACCGGCGTGACCGGCGTTACCTTTGAAAACTATTCGCACAAGTATCGCGCATACGTTCATTTGGGCGGCGAAAAAATCTCGCTCGGGTATTTCGATACGTTATCGGAAGCCGCAAAAGCCCGTTCCGACGCTCAACAGTTTTACAAGACGCCGCTCGTCAGCAGACTTCGGCTTGTGGACTTTCTTTCAAAGAAATACGGACTGACTGCCGACTATACGCTTTCGGGAGTTTTAGACGCTCTCAAGGCTTACAAATTCGGCAACGAAAGTTTCCCGACGTTTGCTATCAATTATTTCAAAAATGCGGGTACGTTTTATTCCGAGCCTGTCTATCCGGAAATGCCCACACTACTGCAGTGGATGAACGGAATGAGTATGAGTCGTATATCCAAAACGACCGGGCAAACGCCTACCGAAGTAAAGCAAACGATCCTTACGTCTATCTCTCAATTAAGGGGACCTCGGGTATGCTGATATTATTAACATTTATAATCGGCGGACTGCTCGAAATCGGACTTATCGCGTCGATTTTCATACCGTATTTCCGTAACAAAGCATACAAAGATATCGAGCAAAAAACTTTGCTGAGCAAAAACGAGCAGGACATTTCTTCTCAAAATTCCCAAAAATCCGCCAAATCCGACGACGAAAATTCTGCCTCAAAAAAAACCCACAATATATAGTAGATTTTTTTCTAACGAGTTTTTGAAGTTTATGACTTTTTCTGCGACGACCTGCGATTTTTAAGCAATATTTCAAACTAATTTTAATTATTTTCGACATAATCTGCGTGGGATTTTCCTATGCAGATTTTTCTTTTACTTTGATTTCAGGTATCTGATTTTCTTTTACTTTAATTTTAGGTGTCTGATTTTCTTTTTTGCTTTCGGGCGTTTTTGCGATTTGCTTTATTATTTATGTTTTTGCGTTCGGCTTCGGGCTTTCATATTATATAAAGCGCACACGCATATATACGCACACGCGCGCGTAGGAAGCCCTCTTTTTGTCAACGCCTGTCAATTTGTAAATTATCTATATCTTGCTACATTTTTCTCGCTCTAAAATAATGTCGGGAAATCACTTACATACCACCCCCATTTTTTTAGTCAGTTATATATAAAAGAGTTGGAAACTGACCCGTAAGAAACTGCCTGAGAGGTATTAAAAACTGACTAAATTTAACAAAAACTGCCTAAAATGGCTCTTTTTAGGGGCAATTTTAAGTTTATGTGTATGTTTTTTTAGGGCAAAATCGTAGATAATTTCTAATAAAACGCTCGCTCTTGCGCGTAATAAATATATAAAATATATAAAATTCCTATACGATCCCATATACATACATGTAAAGGTTTTATGCGCAAAAGGAATTTATTACGCCAAATAAGGGGTAAAAAGAAAGAAAATTAAAGATAAATACAGACGATTTTGAGAATTGTGAAAATTGCACTTAAATTTCAAATATTAGCAAAAATTAAAATTATGTCAGTCGAAAGTTTGCAATATTTTAAAAAATTCGGGGCTGTCAATCAAAAAACTGCGAAATTTGCGATTTTTTCGCTTTGGCTCGCTCTCGGTTGCGTATCATGCGTATGAGGGGCTTTGGGCTTCGGGCTTTTCACTTTGGCCGCCTGTGTGGTCCTTTTCTCGCCACCAAAAAAAATTTTCGGAAATTTGCAAAAAACTCTTGACATTCACGTTTCGGTGTGCTATACTCGAGGCGAATAACGGGTTCGGGCGTTTCGCTCTTCGCTCGTTACTTCGTAAAATCTTGACTTCCCCCTCGGAGGCTTTCTTCCCCTATGCAATCTTCCGATAACTTCGACGCCGCTGTAGTTTCTCAATTCTTAGCCGATTGTGGTTTCTCTTTATGTGCCACCGCGTCGGATTCGTCTGCCGCTACTTCCGCGTCTTGTATTCGCACACAGCCCGCTTTCTTTCCCTCGATAGCCTATCGCCATCGTCTGCATTGCTTTACCCTCTACTTTCAGGGTCCGCAACGCTGCGGGCTTCAACGCTTCAATTTCTCCGAAGCCGATTTCTTTGACGCTTTCGAGAATTCTAAATTCCTCGGACTCGCCGCTTCTTCTTACGACGACGACTCCTGGGTTCCTTTCGATCAGTCCGATTTGTTCGCTAACTCAGGTCGCTCAGATCGCATTTACCCTAAACTCGTTTTTAAGTTCTTTTCCGTTACTCCGACCGTTCTGCACCTCGCTAAACGACTCGATAAAAAACGGAAACGCAAAATCTTTCTCCAGCCTAAACTCGCCGCAGTCCATAAGGCTCTCGGCGTCTATTCCTTTCCCGGTACTTTTCGCAAAAATCCCGAACATAGATTCTCTGCCCCCGAATTCGTTCGCAACGCTTTGAATCCCCTCCCTGACAATATGCAGGTAATTGTTCGCAACGCCGCTCTCTCCCACGACCTTAACTGGTTCCATTTGTATTTCGACGAGTTTCTCGATATGATTGGCAGAAAGGCGGTTACAAGGCGAATTCGCGATGAGGTCGAGAAAGACTTCAGGAAAAGAGTAAACGAGGCTCAGAGGGCGTAAAGAGGCGTTCAGATAGGGCATTGCAAGGTCGCTTATCTGCTCTTCGTCGACGCCGCTCTAAAATTTACTTAACTTCTCAGGAGTGTGGTCCTTCCCTATGCCAAAATCACCTTACGATAAAAAATCCCTCGAGGAAGATATGAATTCTGTCGATATCTCGGACGAGGATATCTCCGCCGCTTCCGTCGGGTTGCCCGGCTCAGACGTCAATTATAAGCCCGAACTCCAGCCCACTTCTTACCTCGATTTGCTTCGGCACTCTCGGAAAAATTATAAGCCCGAAGGCTTCGATTTCGACGTTTCTATGTTCGAGAACCTTTGCTCCGTTTGGGTGCCTAAAAATAACTTCCCACTCCTTTTGCATTGCTCCGCTTCCGCTCTCGACGCATTTTGCAGAAAAGTCTATAACATGGACTTCCCCTCCGCTTACGATATCTTGACCGGCGTAGCCGACGCTTTCGCTCGCCGTTCTATTAACAACCTCGCTCTTAAAGGCAATAACACCGCCCTCGCTTGCGTTATTAAACACTTCATGAAACTTGAGTCCGAAGCCGCTCCGCAACCTTCCGTTACGATCATTAACGACCTCGGTCCTTCCTCAAAACAAGGCTCCGCTCCGGTCTGCGATGACCTGACACAAAAGCCATAATTATGCCCATTTTTACTCTTTTTATAAGGAATTTTATATTATGATTGATAGTTTGGGACTGAGGGTACTCGCCGAGCAGAAGGGTCATACAAGGGGTTCGCGGGCGTTGATAAGATTAGATTCAAAACCGTTAGAAATCGGCGATTCTCCGACCACAAATGAGTTGGTAAAATCGACCGATTTTTTTTATTTAGTGAGGTTTAAACCGACTAATGCTTCAGGGTTTCAGGACAGACCGTTTCTGATAAGAGCAGACGTGTTGCCGGGAGAGAAAATCCGATTTCGTAATATAATGGGATTGGAGAAAATCGCAAAAGAGAATAAAGCGGTTCGGTGGTTAATGAAGTGGACGAACCTTTCCGGCGATATATTGCGACTCGCATTATATAACAGTTTTACAGATATAGCGTTAAGGTTTGACGCGCAAAAATATTCAGATTATATATTAAGCCAAATGCCTGAAGATACACCGAAATATTACGGAGTGTTTCTTCCGAAAAATGAGGCGATAATAGAAACAAAGAAAAAAGAAATATATTGGTCGGCTAAAAAAGCGAAACAAGAACAAGAAAAGGAGAAGAAAGATGACGATTAAGGAATGGTTTCAGAAGAAGTTGTTCGGACGGAGCGGAATCGCGAAAGAGAACGGAAAGCCCGATCCGGAGCGACTGACGTTTATAAATAATAATGACGCGCTCACACGTACACGTATACGCGAATATAATATATGGTACGGCGGGGATGGCGACGAACTGCTGAATTACTATACCCACGCGAATATGTACGAGGTAAACTACGAGCCGTTTTATGCGAGGAACAAGAGAAGTTACTTTTGGGCGATATCGTCGTCAGAAACGGATATCAAGCGAACGCATAGCGGACAGCCCCGGAATATAGTCGATACGCTTGTGGGAATATGTCGGTTTCCGACGATAAGTTCTAAAGTGACCGGGGACGGACAGAATATAGTCGACGCGAACCTGAGAAAAATAATCGAAGAGGGGCGACTGAAAGACGTGTATAGACAAGAACAGTTGCCGCTAACGTTAGTCGAAGGCTGGGGCTGTTATAAAATATGTTGGGATAAAGACATATCGGATTATCCATTCGCGACATATTACAGAGCAGAGAACGTCGACTTTATATATAAAAGCAATCGGATAGTGAGTGTGGTTTTTAAAGATTACTACACCGCAGAAGATGGGAAACAGTATATGCTCGCCGAAACGCGAAGCATAAAATACGATAAAGACGCAGATAACCGCTATCTTGCGATCGAATACGAATTGTTCAGACTGTCGGGAAGCGACGATGACATAGCCGCCGCCGAAAAAATAGATTTGAAAAGCATAGAGAAGTTCGCAGAGTTGCAGGATATGAAAGTATCGAATTGCAATTTATTGCTCGCAGTGCCTTGTATCTTATTTGCGAACACGTCGAAAGTCGGCGGGTACGGCAGATCGATATTCACAGGCAAAATCGATTTGTTCGATGATTTGGATCAATGTTTATCGCAGGCATCGAACAGTGTGAGAAAATCCACACCAGTCGAATACTTCAATGCAGATTATCTCGAGAGGGATCCGAAAACGGGCATGCCGATTCAGCCGCATGCGTATGACCGAAAGTATACGGTAATAAACGGACAGCGAAATTCGGACGGAACGAGTACGGGCGAAGCCGTGCAGACGACGCAACCGAATATCGACTTCGGGCAGTACAGTGAGCAAGCCGTGCAGATACTCTTACAAATCATAAACGGAGTAATGTCGCCGGCGACGTTGGGAATCGACATAGCAAAGAAAGACAACGCCGAGGCTCAGCGCGAGAAAGAAAAAGTAACGATCTTCACGCGAAACGGAATAATCGATAGCGAAACGCTGATTCTGAAATCGCTGTGTTCGCAATTACTGTGCGCGAAAGAGTTAATGGATAGCGAGAAGATAACCGTTTGGGACTACGACATATCGGTGAAGTTCAGCGAGTTCGCAGACGATTCTTATGAAAACAAACTCGAAAAACTCGGAGCGGCTTTGGACGCGCAGTGCATTTCCGAAGAAATGTATATGGCAAAACTGTACGGCGATACACTTCCGGCAGACGAATTCGAGCGCGAAAAGCAGTGGTTAATCGAACATCATACGCGCCCACGTGACGAGGGAATGCTCGGCATTGCGGGTGGCGGGGCTAATTTACCCGGGATGAACGGCGAACCGACACCCGAAAACGAGGCAAACGGCGAAATCGGCGCAGAAGAAAACGCATAAATTAGTGTGGCGGACGAGAGAAAATTAGTCTTTCGTCCGTTTTTATTAAGTAAGACCGTGCTAATCAGGTGAAAATATAATGAAAGTTAAGCAAAACCCACTGACAATTTTAGACTACAAGCGACTGACGGACGAGGCGTTCAAGGCAATAGTAGACGGAATAGAGCGAAAAACGAGTATATCTGAGTTTGAAAAGTCCTATAGCAGTGCGTTGAAAATGTATAATTATGCAAAGAAAAGTGAATATTATGCAATTTTAGACGCTGTTATGCAAGTCTACCGCGCTACAAAAAGAGCGACCGAGAGCGGAAAATGGACGGATATTTTGGCTCAGACCGCGACGTTCAATCGGATATTTTATGCCTGCAAGAGAGCCTCGGAAAGTACGCGAATCGAGGTCAAAAAGGACGCCGTTCGCCGTGCGTTTGATAGGGGATTTATATTCTTTATCTGCACAACGCACCCGAATTCGGCGAGCGATCACCGCGACCTGCAAGGCAAAATTTACGTCGATAAAAATTGGCGTTCGCGGGTAAAGCCTGAACTATATCTTGCCGTGCTATCGTATATCGAACTGCGGCATATTATGACGGTTCAGGAAGTTATGGGAAAACCGTATTGGTTGACTACTCGAAGGTACTGCGGTCATCGACTTGTTCCGATTCCTATCCGTGCCGTGCTTGATACTCCGCAGAATTTGCTCGTTCAGACATACGCGGAAGTTAAGCCAAAGCGTATTACAAGCGAGCAGGACTATTATAATTTCCGTCGCGAGGTATATCAAAAATTATATAACCGAGTACCCGTGCCGGCTTTCGACCGCAAACGGCGCACAAAATAGAAAACCTCGGAATTTATGCGGGATTTTGCGGGGCGATGTATCCATTTTGTAGGGGTAAGTCCGTGCGCGATGTATCCATTTTGTAGGGGTATTACCGGGCGTTACTATGTAGAAAATTACATATCGGAACATCGCGGACGTGATATCTCGAGCCGTGCAAGTCAATAAAGGACGGCGGGAAATCCGTCCTTTCTGTTACTCTCAAAACATCTCGTTTTCGACTTTTTGGATAACTTCAAACAATGCGCTTTGACTCGCTTTAAACGATTCGTAAGCGTTATCACCCGCCGCCGCGAACTTGCTTTCGTTGTTCGCGTTATCCGTGTAGATTGCCTTTAATTGTCTGAGCGAGAGCGTTCCGAACGCGTACATTCTGCGGTATAGTCCGTAATACAATTCGCGTTGCTTTTCGTCCATTATATCACCCCCTTATAGATTGCCGTTTATGAGCATACCGAGAGCGAAAAATCCCGCTGTACATACCCATAACGCTAAGTTTATTAATATTCCCTTTATACTCGGGAATGGTTGCTTATTGCCATAATCTAAGAACTTACGATCCATTGCGTTTTACTTCCTTTATGTATATTTATGCAATCAAAGCATTTCGCTTGCTGACGGGATATAAAAATGGATTTCAGATTTTCCGTTCACTTCTCCATTCATCCATTCGTTATTATAAGAGAGTTTAACCGTTGCGCCCCAGCCGCTTTTATTTGCAACTTGTATCGCGTAGTTCGGTTTAACTTTCTCGCCTGTTGCCCATACACCCTGATGTAATACAACATAGGGATATTGCTTTATAAAGTCCGCAAGGGATCTTTCGATATCATCTTCCGGAAATTTGAACGTTTTATTTTCGTCAATGTGTCCGAGTTCTAACAAGTTAATATCTTTAAATTCTGTCATCAATATAAATCTCCTTTCTTTTATGGTTATATTATACCATATATAGATAGCGTTGTCAACTGTTTAACCGAAATATTTTAAAATATTTTTATTCTGAAACGTCCGCCCGGGAACGGCTGCCGATTAGCACGGACTGCCTCGGATTGCCCGGAGAAGAAGTGTTTTCTGCTGTGGATATCTCTTCGGAAAGGCTATGCGCCGTAATGCGGATTCGGGGTGCGGGGTGACGGCTTGCACGGGCTATATAAAGGCAAAGAAAAACGGAGTGTTTTCCGCTCCGTTTGCTCTTGTTATTTGCCTTGTATGCCTTGTAAAAAGTCTTGAACCATTGCCACGCAACTGTCTGCCGTTACGCAGATTTTGAACGAGTTATTCTCGCAGGTGACGTGTAAATATTCTTCGCCACTGTCAAAGATATAATCGCAATCTTTAAAGCCTGCTTGCGCCGCTAACGGCTTTATAATGTTGACTGTAAAGCGTCTTTTCCCGATATAATCTTCGCTGTATGGCTTTCTCATCTTCTGTTTACCTCCGCATTCCATTTATTCGCTTGTTCGTTTAATATCGAACGGTATTCCCTTTCGCCATCGTCCGTTCCGTAATCTTCGTTTTCTTCATCTTCGTCATCATATATTGGAGTATCAAAGCCCCACTTTTTTAACTGAGCGATAGAAATTCCAAAATTTTCCGCTAACCATTGAGCAGTTTTTTTTGCGCCGTCGTATTCGCATTTTGAGTCAATGATTGCATCAAGCAAATCTAATCTTGCCTGAACGTCTTCGTCAATAATGTTTTGTTTGTTTTCCATAACATATAATCTCCTTTGCAATGGCTTTCCGTCCACTTGCAAGTACATTATACCATATATATATAGCATTGTCAAGTGTTTAACCGAAATATTTTAAAATATTTTATTCTGAAACGTTCGCAACCCGCCGCCCGGAGTTAGCACGGACTATATAGAAAAAAGACGGAACGCAATGTTCCGCCCTTTTTCTTGATTGAGAGTTATATATATGTTATGCGTGATCTGAGTTGTTTGCCGACTGTTCAAGCATTGTATATTTTAAGTCGTATAACTTCGTCAATTTAGCCGTTATTCTATCTTGTTCGACCTGATTGCCGTTTGCTTCTCTTCGGGCGATTAAAAGCCGCCCTATGGCTTCTCGTAACGCTTCTATCGTCATAATAAATTCTCCATAATCCATTCGATCGCTTGCTTTTCGGTATGTCCCGGATGTTCTTTCGACCATTGTTCGATCCTTAACTCTTTTGTCTTTCTATCAATTGATCCGGCGGGGGTGTCCGCTATGGCAATCTCAAAGCCGTTTAACGCTCTTTTCATTTTGCCATCTTCGAGTTCTTCATATGGTATTAAACCGTAATATGTGTTATTATTTTCCGTTCTGTTATGGTATTTCGGGTTTGTATCGGTTATCAATACGAACTCGCTATCCATTATGTTTACGCTCTTTGTTAAGACTTTCATATTATTCACCATCTTCGATAAATTCAAAATTAGCATCGTCGATTAATTTATATAATTCTTTGTATACTCTGACGCGTTCTAAAAAGAAATCTTTTATATCAGACGTAACCATGTCCGCATATTTTTGATTATCCGCGATCGCATCTGTTAATGCGACCGCAAGATTTGTTGCTTGATTAGGATTGAGTTTTATTGTTTTAACTAATTTTTTCATTTTTAATTCCTCCGTTAAAATTGTTTTGTTACGATATACTCAATATTTCCGATTGTAACGTTATAAGCCCCTGTGATTTTGTTTTTAATGGGGCGCTTTCCGATAAATTCGCAAACTTCTTTAAAACTTTTACGAGTTTCTACGGGTGATTCGCAATACTTTGCGACATATTCTTTTAATGGTAACTCTTTTTCCGGTTTTTCAAAAATTTTAATGTTATACATGTTTTATAATTCTCCTTTGGCTTTTGCCCTTCAACTGTCTATATTGTACCATATACAAATAGCAATGTCAACTATTTTTCGCAAGTTTTTAAAAATATTTTTATTTTTTTCTTCGCCCGGAGAACGGTTCGCAATTTTGCACGGCTTATGGGATAAAAGAAAAGCGAGGACTTCTCCCCGCTTTCGGTTAGTCGCATAAATACGACCATGATTCTATTTTGCTAAGCCCGTAACGCTTTAAATACGTTTGTAAGCGTTTTTCAAAGCGTTCTTTGCATTTCTTTAATGCGACTATATAACCCGCTCTATCGTCGGCAGAAATAACTTTGTGCGGCTTATTTCCGTAATACATCGAGTGTTTATACTCAGACATAAAACCGACCGTATAAAAGCCGTTTAAGCCCGTCCCGAATAAATAGCCGTTTCTCGTTTCGTCCTCGGCTTCCTTTATTTGAACGTCGATCTGTTTCAGGTTCTCCGAAATGAAAAACTTTTCAGACTTTCTCGCCCGTTCCGCAAGATCTGAGGCTTCGTTCATCTGTTCCTGACTCGAAACGCCGCAGAAACCATAACCAAAACAAAACGATGTTTTTATTTTCGGCTTTTCAATTTCTACGATCTCGCCCGATGTCAATTCCGTCAGGCTATCAAGATATGTATTTTGTAACCATTTAACATACTTGCGGCTGTTTTCGTCGTCGCCGTATTCCTTGATGTAACTGTTTTCAAGTGTTGCGTACAAGTCCCTAACTTCTTTCATATATATAACCTCTCTTTGCGGGGTTTAGCCGCCCCGCTCGGCTTGTTGTTTATTGTCTTTCTATAAACCAAGCATAAAAGTTTTTTTCATCAAGTTGTTCTACCGCCCAATAATAAGACCAATCGGCAGTTTTCGGAGAAGTTACTTCCCCAATTTTCAAGTTGTGTTCTGTCGCATTACTGCAACATACACACCCGTTTGATACGCTTTCGGTCATTTCGTCGGCTGCCCAATCGTAACCTTTCTCTCTTAATATTTTGCAGAACTTTTCCGTTGCCTTTTCAATGTTGCTTGCCTTAACCTCTTTATCGAACTCAACTCTTTTCATTTTTAACTCCCTCGGGGTTTCCCTGCTCACTTTCTGATTGTATTATACCATATATAAATAGCGTTGTCAAGTACTTTTTAAAACTTTTTTAAATTTTTTTAAATTGTTTTTGACTTGCTCTGCACCCGGAGATTTGCACGGCTTGCATCTGTTCTGCTCTGACGTAATACCCACAAGAAAAACTGCGGGAGTTGTTTCGTGGTTTTTCCGTTCGGCTTATTCTCTCGCCGGAGATTTGCACGGCTTACGGAAAGCAAAAAGAAAACCGCCCTTTTGAGCGGCTTTCGATTTTATCCGATTGCTATTATGTTTGATATTTTAATGTCAAAACAAGCCGTTTGACTGCTTTTTCTATCACTGACAAGTTTCTGTTCGACGAGTTCCGCTTTTGTCGTTTTTTCGCCGTTTATCGTCCACTCAGAACGCGTTGCCGTATGCGTTGTGTAAACTCTCAACATATATTCACCCGTCTTTTCCGACTGTAAGATATAATTAACGTCGCCGTCTTTCCATACCTTGCCATTAAGCCCGCCCGTTTCCTTGTTTACGTTCGCTTTCAGATGTGAGTAATTTATTCCTAAACGGTAAACACCTTTACACTTTTTGACGATGTTTTTATCTCTACCCGCTGCAAGCGTATAGGGGTTTGCGTAATACTCTATGCAAACGAACGCGCCTTTTCTTTTGTCTTTTGCCTTTTTAATAACTTCTTGTAATTCCATAACATACACCTCTCTTTTGCCTTTCGGCTTTATCTGTATATAGTATATCATATATAAATAGCATTGTCAACTATTTTTCGCAAGTTTTTAAAAATATTTTTTATTATCTGATACCCGGATATTTAGCACGGCTACCCGAAGATAAAAAGAAAACGCCCTTTTCGGGCGTTCGCTTTAATGTAATTTAAAGTAAACCGCTTGTCCTTCTTTCAGGCTCCAACAACTTTTGCAAGACTTGCAAGAGCCTTGACAAGGAATTGCAAATTCGGGAATGTTGTTTTCGGCAGGATCTTTCAACTCTACATATGCAACCGGGAAATTATACGGGTTGTCGATTTTAAACGATTTTCCCCATCCACTGAAAACAATATGCAAATTGTCGGGAATGTTCCCGCCGTTCGCGATAAACTCGTTGACGATCTCAAATTTTTTAGTAAACGCTAAAAACTTTGTATCGGGGGAATTTTTCGCGATATTAACCATCATTGCAAAAAACTTTTTGTTGACGATATCGCCGGACGAAAACCATCTGAAGAAACGATAAACAACATCGCCGTTGTTGATCCATTCGGTAATATCTTTTTCGAGTTTTTCGGGGTTGTTTATAAACTCGTTCAGGTTGTTTTTTAAAGACTGTTGAACGTTGCTATAAAGCCAATTACCCTGACAAGCATAGCAATTTTTTTTACAAGGCGCATCGCATCTACAAGTTACGATCGCAGGAAGATTAAACGACGGGATTTTGTCACCTAATTTACTGTTACTTAAAGAAATATGCATCTCAATCACCTTTGCAAGCCGTTCGCAGCGGCTCGCCCTTTCTTTTTTTCTGATTATATTATACTATATATTGATAACATTGTCAAGCATTTTTAACAACTTTTTAAAAATATTTTTATTTTTTGTCGCGTATTCGCCCGGGTGTACGCGTATATAAGCACGGGTAACATATATCTTGCATGAACGCTCCGCCCCGCCCCTCGCCGAAGTTCCACAAGCAAAGCCGGGTAGGGGTGGTGTGCGAAAGGTATTTTGCAGGAGTGGTTTGAGTGAATCATTCCTTCCCCGCCAAACCCAACCTTAGGCAGTTTTTAAAATAACTCAAACCAGACTTAGGCAGTTTTTGTCAAGCCAGACCAACCCGACTATTTTTTTTTGTAAGCGTTATTATATAATAAAGCAAACAAATTTAAAAACGAGCCGAAAAGAATTGTGATAATGGAGTGATAAAAGCGGAATAAAACAAATTTAAGTGCAATTTTTAAAATCGCAAAAATTTACTGTAATTATCGTATATTTTGGTGTGGATTTACCTCTTTTTTACATAAAAAATTTATAATTTTTATAAAATATACATGAAAAATAAAAAAGAAATTTATAGGAAAGAATAGTAAAATTAGGAATTTTTTACGCGGAAATAAGCAAATAAAGCAAAGAAAGTCAAGGAATTATCGAAGATTTTAAGAATTGTGAAAATTGCACTTAAATTTAAAGCGCGGCATTGAATTATGACAAAGCGGTGAAAATGGAACCAAAAACCACAAAACGAAACGGAACGGACAGCAAAGCAAAAAAACGAACGACACGAATCAAAGCAAAACAAAGCAACAAAAACGAAACTCTTTTCTCAATCTTCAGTGTGGATATTCCTTTCCGCTTTTCGCGATACGGAAACGGGGTAAAAGGGGAAAAGCAAAAATTATTTGAAAATTTTCATAAAAACTCTTTACAAAAAGAAAAATGTGTGGTATTATGTAGACGAAAAGGCATACCGACTGCCATAAGTCGGGCATATTAACTCAAGGAGAGAGGTAAAATTCCGAATGCAGAATGAAATCAAAGAAGAGGTAAAGAAACCCGAATCCGAAGCAGACAAAGAACTTAGCGATTTGTTTGTGAAAGACGAGGAGGTAGTCGCTACCGAAAACAATGCAGATACCCTTACTGCTGGGCAGGAAATCGACGGAACGAAAGAGGACACCGAAGTCAAAACCGAAGAGCCGTCCGTCGATATGTCGGCTGAAGAAAAAAGCGTCGCAGAAGATTCCGTAGAAACTGAAAACGTATCGCAAAAAGACACCGCGCAGACAGACGCGCCGGAAGTCGAAAAAGCGATATTCACGCAGTCGCAAGTCAATAAATTGGCAGGCAAAGCAAGAGAAGAAGGCAGAGCGTCGGCTTTGAAAGAGTTGTTTGCGAGATACGGTGTGGCTGACGAGAACGAGTTGAACGGAATATTCGGCAAAGGACAAACGTATGACGACCTGAACGAAGAATATGCCGCACAGAGTAATTCGGTCAGAGAAGTCAGAGCCGAAAACGCTTTACTCAGAACAAACATAGTTCCTGAACGTTGGGACGACGTTAAAGCGATTCTTGGCACGAAAGGTCTTGAGGTTTCTCAGGAAAACATTACCGCAGAATTGGCGACGCATCCGGAATGGCGAGGAGCGAGTGTGGCAGTTGACTCGGAAAAGAAACCGTTCAGCCCGGAATTGGGCGAGCAACTGAAGAACACGCCGACGCAGAAACCGGACGCGACGGAAAGCAAGATGTCGCCGCTCAGACGGTTAGGCACTGAAAACGGCGAAAACGAATCGCCCGAAGTTTCCGAAGAGAAGAAAATTCTCTCGATGTTCGGGCTATAAAAATTTCTGTGGATTATCCAAAAAGGAGAAAAGTGAATTATGACTATCGATGAGGCTAAGAAAGCATTTGACGAAATGAGAGCGCAGGGCGCGGACGATAATGCGATACTCGGAACGCTGTACAGAATGTTCCAAGACGACAAAATCGACGTAGAGCAACTCGGCGCGCTTGTAAACGTACTCGGATATGAACTTACGGACGAATTCAAGCAGATGACTCCGGAAGATCAAAAGACGAAAGGTTGGGAAGCCGACGACGAAAGCGAAAAAGCGGAAGGCGTGACCGACGAAGAAGTCGAAAAGGCGAAAGAGTACGGCGATGATCCCGATGAAAAATCCGATGAAAAATCCGATGAAAAATCGGACGAATCGGACGACGAATCCGACAAAGAGGATGAGGAAGAATCCGACGAGGAAGCGACTAAAAAGGCGAGGAAAATATTCGGTTTGGACTAAAAAATTTATTTTTTAGGAGAAACCTATATGCCCGGTAACAATATAGAACTTATTACCAAGTATAGCACCAAAGCGTTCGATGAAGTTTACAAACAGGAATCGGTTACGGCGGCTTTGGACGTCCCCAACGCGTTTATGGAATTCACGGGTGCAAAGACCGTTAAAATCAGAAAATTCCAGACGGGCGGACTTAACACTTATTCGAGAAACAATAATGCGGGCGGTTACGGCGATTTAAGAATCGACGAACCCTCGGGCAATTATTACGGATCGGCGGGATTCGGATATAAGCAGACGAGCGCGAAAGTCGAATGGGAAGAAAAAACCCTTAAGATGGACAGAGCGGCGGCTATTCCGATCGAGTATTTCGATAACGAGGAAGCGGGCGGCGACGTAGTATCGCTTACGGCATCCGAATTTATGAGAACCGTTATGGTCCCCGAAAACGACGCGTACACGCTTTCGACGATTGCGGCGAATGCGGGTAAGGTTGTAAGCGAAGCGATCGCAGACAACAAAGCCCTTGCGGCATTGAACAGTGCGTTCCTGTATTTCGAGGAAAACGAAGTTCCCGCAAACGATCAGGTTATCTTCGCATCTCCGGCGTTTATGAAGAAACTTCGTGAAACGACCGAAATGACGAGATTCCTCGGCGAGGATGTAAAAGACAGAAAAGTCAATTACAAAATCACGAATTACGAAGGCAGAGATATTATCACGGTATCTCCGCAGAGGCTTCATACAGGCTTCAAAGCATATGAAGGCGGTTACGGCTGGGAAAAGGATTCTGCGGCGATTAACTTCCTTGCGGTAGCGAAATCCGCAGTCGTACACATTAAGAAATTCGAGCAGTTGAAAATCGTAAGCGGCGACATGAACCTTGCCGGTAACGGATTCGACGGTTACACGATTTATGCACGTATGTATTACGACGTATTCGTACTCGACAACAAGAAATACGGTATTTACGCAAGCATTTCTTCGACGCCTGAAACCGCAGAAGTTCCTATGGTAAAACTTGAGATCGAAGTAGATAAGACTTCGCACAACATAACCAAGATTACGACCACTCCTCCGAACGCGCTTTGCTTCGTAGCGTCGGGAACGAATTCGAGCGGAACGTTGACTTCTCCCGTACTTGCGAAAGTCGGCGACAACGTTAAGTCCGGAACTAAGTTCTATGCTATAACTTCCGACAAGAAGATTATAAGCAACGAAGTTGTTCCGTACACTGCTTAATTCAGTCGAAGCAACAATTTAACACAAAGAGGCTATCATTCCGAAAAGGTTTGGTAGCCTTTTTTTGAAATATTTTTTAAAATCTTTTTAGAAAACACTTGACAAGATTTTATGGTTGTGATAATATATGCTTAGGAAATGGATTTTCGCATATTTTCCGTTTCCCATTCCCCCTTACTCGCGCCGTCGCGTTCTTGATTACTGACGCAAGTTTTTTGCCCTTTTGCTTAAATTTTTCTTGCGTACTTGTTCGTTTATAACAGTAATTCTCCAATCATAAAAACCTTTCTGACGCGGCGGCGTGACGATATGCTGTATATGCTCGGAGCAACGAGCGATACGGCACCGACAGGCAGTTAAAGGGTTCTGCCTTTATTCGAGTTCAAATTGCGTAGGGGAACTCGGAAAACAAAACCCTTTTTACGGAAGATTACTCAATGATGGCAAAGAGGTCAGTTTTGCTGAACTGATAGGTCCTTGTAAAGGGGACGAATAGGATCGACACCTATATCTTCCGCCAAGGGTGTGTAGTTCCACCTATTGGCTACTGATGTTACTCGGCTAAAATCGGGTACGGTACGGCTTTGGCTGTTCGTCTTGCTCCGTTAAGGCAGACAAAACTTTTCAACAGAACTTCGCACGCCTCTTAGCAATGCGTACCACGTGAAGTCTTTATAGCGGAATAGAGAAACCCGGAATCTCGCATGGCTCATAACCATGAAATTGCTGGTTCAAATCCGGCTTCCGCAACCATTCACAGTATCTTTGGCATACAATTTTGACTCCGACATCAGGCAGGAAATCTCGTTGTGAAACGGGATTTTTTGCTTTTGTAAAAAATTTTCCTAAAAACGCTTGCAAAACTCATAATTTTGTTGTATTATGATAATGAATAAAAATATTATTTAGGTGGTGTGGATATGGCAGG